CTCCTGCTCCTGCTCCTGCTCCTGCTGCTCAGCCTCAACCATGGGCTCAGCCTGCTGCTCAGCCAGCCCCAGCAGAAGCACCGGTTCAACCAGCTCCGGTAGCTCAACCCGGACCAGCAGCCGCTGCAGCCGCTCCACCTTGGGCGCAGCCTCCAGCGCAGTAAGATTCTCTTTCCTCGAACCCCGCTTCGGCGGGGTTCCTTTTCAAAGGTTTGCACATGTCCCCTTATACAGTTAGTCTTGCCGGTGGGAAATCGGTCGATCTACTTAACTTCGATGCCAGCGAAATTAGCATTGAGATTATAGCCTCTGCCCTTTCTAAGATTTGCCGGTTCACTGGGCAATGCGATGAATTCTATTCTGTGGCACAACATTCTGTTTTCTGCGCTGATTTGGTCCCAGAAGAATTTCAGATGCAAGCGCTGCTCCATGATATGTCCGAAGCGGTTATAGGCGACATGGTCAGACCTTTGAAAAGAATGATGCCTGAATATAGAGATATTGAAAACACGCTTGAAATCGCAATGCGAAGAAAATTCTATATGCCAGAGGTATTTGATCCTTCCGTCCATGTGGCAGATAACATCGCGCTGCTTACCGAGATTCGGGATTTAATGCCTGAAATGGAGCCGCCTGTTTTCCACAATCTTCAGCCGCACGCTATGACTCTCGTTCCCAGAAACCCAAAATATGCTGAGGCGCAATTCCTTGCAACCTATTATAGACTTCGGAGAAATCCATGCGCTTAGCAACCAAAACACTCTCGGCGATTGACTCTGCTATTGATGCCGACCAAGGGTCCAGTTTCAGAGGGCTTCTCAAAAAGCATATGATGATGGCAGATGATCCCTTCCGTCAGGGGGAACCTTCTTTCCGGTCCCACCTCGGGGCTTCAATGATTGGCAGGGATTGCGCTCGGGAGCTTTGGTATAACTTTCACTGGGCAGTCAAGCCTCATTTCGAGGGACGGATTCTTCGCTTGTTTAACCGAGGTCACCTCGAAGAGCCGCGCTTCCTTGCTATGCTGGAAATGATTGATTGCCAAGTATTTGCTGTCACCGAAGATGGCGGGCAATTTAGAATGCAAGATCACAACGGCCATTTCGGAAGCGCTATCGATGGAGTTGCAATCGGCATCCCAGACCTGCCACCGAATACCCCCTGCTTGACTGAGTATAAAACCAGCAATGAAAAGGGCTTCAAAAAGCTCGTTAAGTCTGGCGTAATAGAATGTAAGTATGAGCACTTTGTTCAGATGCAAATCTACATGCAAAAGATGGGTCTGCTGTACGCTATTTATATGTGCGTAAATAAAAATGACGATGATCTTTACGCCGAGATAATTGAATACGACGAGCGGGTAGCAAACCAATATATTCAGCGTGCTTTTCAAATCATTTACACCACCGAGCCGCCACCAAAGATCAATAGTAGCCCGAGCTGGTTCGCCTGTTCTTTTTGCGATTACAAACAGGTCTGCCATTTCAGCGCACCTGTCGAAGAGAATTGTCGGACATGTTTTCAGTCAAGTCCAAGCGAGCACGAAAACCGTTGGATCTGCGCTTTGGATTCTAGGCTGCTAAGCAAGGATGATCAAGAGGCGGGATGCGGTTTATACTGCGCGGATAAGTGCTTTCATAATAAGGTCTGAAATTGATATTACGTGATTACCAGAATGATGCTGTAAAAAGTATCTATGATTACTATGCCGATGGCAATACTGGGAACCCGATTGTGGCAATGCCGACTGGGACCGGAAAGAGCTTGGTCATTGGCGATTTCGTAAAGGGCGCTTGTACGGCCTTTTATGACCAGCGCATAATGATGCTTACACATGTTAAAGAGCTCATTGAACAGAACTTCGAAAAGCTGGTGACCTTATGGCCAACCGCTCCGGCTGGGATATTTTCAGCTGGACTCAAGCGCAGGGAAACCCATTGCCGAATCACCTTTGGCGGCATTGGCTCTGTATCTGGCAATGCCCACCTGTTCGGCAAGGTAGACTTAATTCTGATAGATGAATGTCATCTGGTGAGCCCAAAAGCATCTACCATGTATCGGAAATTTATTAAAGAGCTAAAAGAAATAAATCCAAATCTCAAGGTCATCGGTTTTACGGCTACACCCTACCGACTAGGGCTTGGCCATCTTACGGACGGAGATTTATTCGATGATGTCTGCTATGATATTACCGGAATTGATGCCTTCAATAAATTGGTTGCAGAAGCCTATTTGGCACCGCTCACCGCCAAAAGGACGGACATGGAATTCGACATGTCTGATGTCAAGATTCAAGGCGGGGAATATGTTACCTCCCAGATGCAAGCAGCGGTAGACAAGGAGCAGCTGACCTACCAAGCTGTTCAGGAAATAATTCAGTACGGTTCCAAGCGTAAGCATTGGCTGATATTCGCAGCCGGCATTGATCATGCCAATAATATTTGCGAAATGCTAGATACGTTCAATATTTCCTGTGTTAGTATCCATTCGAAAATGTCCGCCCAAGAACGGGACCAAGCGCTAATCGACTATAAAGCAGGCAAGTATCAGGCCGCTGTGAATAACAATGTTCTGACCACAGGATTCGACTTTCCCGGAATTGATTTAATTGCTGCTTTGCGCCCAACTTCATCGCCGGGATTATGGGTGCAAATGCTGGGAAGGGGAACCAGACCTGTTTTCGAGGATGGCTTTGACCTGTCGACAATCAATGGGCGCCACGAGGCGATGGCGGCTAGTCATAAGCAAAATTGCCTTGTCCTAGACTTCGCTGGTAATACCAGAAGGCTTGGCCCGATAAATGATCCAGTCTTGCCAAAGCGAAAAGGGGCGAAGGGTGGCGGGGTGGCGCCAGTCAGAATCTGCGAGGCTTGCAATACTTATAATCATGCCAGCGCAAGGGTCTGCATTGAGTGCGGGGCTGAATTCCCAAGGGAACTGAAGATTCACGGCACGGCCTATACGGATGAAGTGATGAAATCCTCAATGCCGGTCATTGAAACATTTCCGGTGACCAAGGTCATTTATACCGAGCACAGAAAACAGAACCGCCCTCCCGCTATTCAGGTGACTTATTATTGTGGATTGCGTATATTCAAAGAGTGGGTATGCCTCGAGCATGAAAACTTCGCCGGCAAAAAAGCTCGCGAATGGTGGCGGGAAAGAAGCGCCGAGGAGCCACCCTCAACAACAGCCGATGCCCTGAAAGGGATGGACCGAGTAGCAGTACCAACCCACATTCGGGTCTGGCTCAAGAAACCTTATCCGGAGGTAAAAGCATATGATTTCACAGGTTCCAGTTTCGGAGCGGTCGGAGCTGCACAAGCGCTTAATTGATGCGGGCGAATTGACCACATGTTTAACCTGCGCCTATTTCGAGCGCGATATTCTTGGCTGCAATCTGGCGACGCAGAAGCCTCCGCTCGAAGTTATTATCTGCGGGTGCCCAGCGTGGGACGACCTCATTCCTTTTTAAGGGATCAAATAAAAGTGCAGAAAAATGATAAAAATCGAAAAAAAGAGTTGCATTGGTTCTCCTCCAGTGGTATTATCTATTTAACAGGAACAGAACACCAACCGAAAAACAAAGGAGATTCACAATGAAAACTTACACCACTAAAGCCAATGCAAACCGCGCAGCAAAAAACATCATCAAGAAATTCGAAGTAGTCGAGACCGCCTTCGCTACCCCATTCGCGGATGGTTACACCCTCGAGATTACAATCGTCGCTGGCGAAGAAGCACCAGTCGAACTCAAGGATTTCCAAGTCATTGAAACTTTGCTTCCAGTCGTTGAGGAAGAAGTTAAAGACTTGGCAGAAACCAAGCCAGCTAAAATCATCAAGCGCAAAAGCGACATCAGCGGCCCTTGCTCGGAAGTATGGAACATCTGCGACGCCATGGTAGGCGCTCGCCGCAAGGATGTAATCGAAGCCTGCGTCCAATCAGGCATCGCCTTTTACACCGCCCGTACCCAATATCAGCAGTGGAAAAAGGCTACCGAAGCCACCCCAGCAACTGACGCTGAATAAGCCCTCGACACTAATTCTAAGGGGGGACTTCGGTCCCCCTATTAAGGAGAAAAGCTATGTATGTACTAATTGATATTACAAACCTTGAGCAAACTTGCATGCCGCGTGTCGCCGAGCTTCGCCAAATCATCGAGCTCAGTAAACTTCAGAAGGTTGCTGGCCGTACCGTCATTGGCCCAGAGCTCAATGCCAAGGCGTTCACCCGCCTCGAAAAGGAACAGCTTCAATATATCGTTTGGAATCATACCCAGACACCACCTCCAGAAGATTACGGCGAGCTTGTCCAGAAATGCCTTGCTATCGCCTTGGAGATTACCCCAGACGAATCCTCTTTAAAAGAGCTTGAAACCCTCGTCAAGAATAGTGGTTACGACGACGCACCAGCGGGTTCCTCTGCTGAAGAAATCAAGGCGGCTGTAACTCCGAAGGCGAAGGTTGCCAAGCCAGCAAAGACCGGCGAAGTAGCACGGCCAAAAGAAGGAACAGCCACTGGCGCAGTTTGGGATATCTGCGACGAGATGACTCTTGCCAATGGCGGGGTTATTCCAGACCGCAAATTGGTCATTGATAAGTGTGTCGAAGAAGGCGTTAATAAGGCGACAGCCTCGACCCAATTCGGCAAGTGGAAAAAAGCGCAAGGATCTATTTAACCCTTGACTTGAATAGGGGGATAAGGTATTATCTCCCTATTCAGTTAACAATCAACCACCCCAAAAAGGAGACACAGATTATGAGCGAAGAAAAAGCAGCACCAGTCAAAGAAGCCAAGGCAGAAAAGATTGTCCAAAACGGAATCACGCGCCCAAAGGTCGGCACCAAAACCGGTCGTGTTTTTGAAATCGCTGACGCCATTTCGGAAGAAGCTGGCGCACCTGCCAAGCGCAAGGCCGTTATCGATACAGCCCTCGCTGAGGACATCAATGCCGCTACTGCCGCTACCCAGTACGGCCGCTGGCGCAAATTCAACGGCCTGAAAGGCACTGACACTCCTGCCGATGCTCCTGTCGAAGCACCAGTCGAAGAGACCCTTGAGGACGCGCCAGAAGCGTAATCAATAAATTCTTCTTCAGCAAAGAAAGAGGGCGCTTCGGTGCCCTCTTTTTTTATGCCTTATGTTCTACTTTTTCCTTGATTTACCTACTCACCTTTTGTATAATGCCTTAAACCTAAAGGAGGAAATATGAATACACAAATGGCCCGTCAAATCGAACGGGGCAAACCGTACCAGCTTTCGGTTAACGAAGTCTTCTATTCCATACAGGGAGAAGGCCCGCTAGCGGGAGTACCAGCGGTTTTCATTCGCTTGGCTGGATGTAATCTAGCCTGTCCAGAGTGCGACACAAAGTACGGCCATGTCGCCACACATCACCCTGACGGTCTAGCGCTTAGAGCTCGTCAGCTTGTCCCGCCATCGCATCGTAATTATGTTTGTGTTATTACTGGTGGCGAACCATTTCGACAGTCTATCGGTCCGCTGATAGAAGCATTGCAGGGCGAAGGTTTCCTTGTCCAGATTGAGACTAACGGAACAACCTACGACCCGCTTGTAGATTACAATGATGTCATCGTAGTCTGCAGCCCGAAAACCCCAGTCATCGCAGAGGAGCTTCTGGAACATATTACGGCATATAAATATGTCGGCGATTTCCAGCAGCTGTCCATTGATGACGGCCTGCCAATTACAGTTCTCGGCTATAATCATATTCCAGCGCGACCACCAGAAAACTTCGATGGCAACATTTATTTACAGCCTATCGATCACGGGGTTCAGCTGCATAATGATTTGGCCCGTGAAGCCGTTGTTGAAAGCTGTCTGGAGCATGGGTATACAGTATGCCTACAGCTCCATAAACTTCTAGACTTGGAGTAAAAAATGAAGGCGAAATCAGCAGTCGTAGTCTTGTCAGGCGGACAAGATTCCACTACATGTCTGTTCTGGGCAAAGGAACACTTCGAAAAAGTATACGCAATTACTTTCGATTACGGTCAGCGCCATGCTATTGAGCTTGATGCTGCACGGAAGATTGCCATGCTAGGATGCGTCGAAGAACATGTGGTTATTGAGGTCGGTCCCATTTTGCGGAGCACCTCACCCCTCGTAAGCTCGAATGAATTAGAGCAATACGCCGATGAATATTCACTTCCGGGCGGTCTGGAAAAGACCTTTGTTCCAGGTCGGAATCTTTTATTCTTAACCCTCGCGGCCAACTACGCTTACTCCATTGGCTCAACCAATCTTGTTACTGGAGTATGCGAAGAGGATTCAGGCGGGTACCCAGATTGCCGGCAAGACTTTATTAATGCGACCCAAGATGCTATTCGCGAGGGTCTGGGTTATGATGACAGCGATGAATTCCGGAAGCTGAAAATTCACACCCCGTTGATGAATTTGACTAAAGCTGAATCAGTTCATATGGCTCATGGCAGTCCCCGTTGCTGGGCGGCGATGGCTTGGACACACACCGCTTATGATGGCGCATACCCTCCAATCGGAAAAGACCATGCGACCTTGCTACGGGCAAAAGGATTCCTAGAAGCTGGCTTACCTGACCCGTTGATCTTGCGCGCTGTTTCGGAAGGTCTCATGGACCTGCCGAAATCCTTAAACTACCTCAAAGCCGGTGAGACTATGCCGATGGATTTTGGAGACGAGTTATGAGCCGGATTACAGCTACGCGTTATCATGACTTCTGCGCTGGGCATCGCGTAGTAGGTCAAGGCGGGAAATGCGAGCACCTTCATGGCCACAATTACCGCGTTCATTTTACGGTCGCTGCCAAGGCTAATGCAACTACCGGTGCCCTCGACGATGTCGGCCGTGTTATCGACTTCGGCGTAATTAAATCCCAGCTGTGCGAATGGTTAGAGCTCGAGTGGGACCATAAGTTCTTGGCATGGGATCAAGACCCTTTGCTCAAAACTGTGTGCTGCGCTGACCCGCACTCAGAAGGTTACTTGGCACAGGATAGTGAAGCAACCATGGACCTCCTTTCGGGCATTGTTTACCTCCCCTTTAATCCGACTGCTGAAAACATGGCGGAATACTTGGTCATGGAAGTCGGCCCTCTGGTGCTTCGGGATAGCCGAGCTCAACTTATTAAAGTAGTCATTGAAGAAACGGCCAAGTGTTCAGCGGCCTTTGAATTGGGAGATTAACTGTTATGTCGGAAAAATGTTTATTGACTCAACAAGATGTTAGTAATCTGGCAGCATCTGCCGCCGCTGAAATTGATCATATTGTTTCCAGAAGGCGGGATAAAAATGTCTATCTTTATGGGATTCCTCGTGGTGGCATCCCAGCCATGTACGCGATCGCTGCCCGCCTGCGCTGCGCGTATAAAATTGTCGACAGCCCAGAAAGTGCTAACTTCTTCATTGATGACTTGCTAGATTCTGGCGAGACAATGCGGACCTTTTCGGACCGCTATCCAAACCGCGTTTTCGTAACCTTAATAGATAAGAAAAGCGATCTCGATTATATCGGTAAATGGATTGTTTTCCCTTGGGAGAAAAGCCTCGAAGGACCAGCGGAAACTATTGAGGATAACATCCGTCGTATTATGGAGTTTATCGGGGAAGATGTTTCCCGCGAAGGTTTGCAGGAGACGCCTGCTCGGGTCGCCAAAGCAATGGCGCACTGGTACCGAGGTTACGACCAAGACCCGAAAGATGTATTGAAGGTATTTGAAGATGGCGCCGAGGGCTGCGACGAAATGGTGGTTGTAGAAGACATCCCTTTCTTCAGCCATTGTGAGCATCACATGGCACCAATTTTCGGGACCGCCACCATCGGCTATATCCCGAACGGAAAAATAATCGGCCTATCAAAGATCCCTCGTTTGCTAGATGTCTTTGCCCGCCGAATGCAAGTCCAAGAGCGCTTGACAAATCAAGTCGCGAATGCTTTAAGGGAGCATCTTCAACCTCTCGGATGCGGGGTCGTTATTCGGGCGCGTCATTTCTGTATGGAAAGCAGGGGGATAGAGAAGATTGGTTCTTCCACAATTACCTCAGCTATGCACGGGGTCTTCAAAGACCAACCATCTACGCGGGCTGAGTTTTTGGCCCTAGCCAGAAAGGGCTAAAATATTATGAGCGCATTCTTTTATCTAGCAAGCATCGTTGTGGCAAACCTATTGGTCATGCAATACGGAATCATTCACTTGGGGCCGATTGCTTTCCCTGCTGGGGCTGCTGTTGTCGGCCTCACTTTCTCCGCACGGGATTTCGTGCAGAAGCGCTTCGGGAAATGGAAGTGCTGGTACTTCATGGGCGCTGCTTCTATCCTGACAGCGCTGTTCAGCTGGGACATTGCCTTCGCCTCAGTTTCAGCGTTCCTTGCATCTGAGGTTATCGACTGGATTGTTTACACCAAAATGAGCGGTTCGTTCCGCAAGCGGGTTCTGGTCTCCAATATATTTGGAACCCCGATTGACAGCCTCATTTTCGTCCCTCTGCTATTCGGCTGGAACTGGCCGGCAATCATAGGGCAGGGCGTAATCAAGTTTGTCTCTAGTATCTTGGTGCTGCCATTCATCAATAAAAATAAAGTTTAAGTCTCTTTTTCAGTTGACTCCGTTCCCCCGTTTTGGTATAATCTTTATATCAGGGGGAACGGAACCAACTCATAAAGGAGATTTAAAATGAAGGTATTCAAGTTCGATCCTAAAACTGGCAAGCGCGGAGAGCAAATCTGGACAAAGCAACGGATTCAATGGACTGGCCAGTCTGTGCGCTACCAAGCAGAGCATGGAATTATCGAGCCGATTGAATGTGTTATCCCTTCTGTTTACGGCCAAGAATGGAACCTTTATGTGGACGCTGGTGGCCTTGACCATGACTATTCTGATGTCAGCTACCTTTGTGAAGAGTGGATTTGCTTCTGCATTGGCGAGATGCGCTGCGGGGAAGAGCCTGCTTACTGGGACTGGACAATCCTGCCACCCAAATCATTAATTGTAAAGAAGGAGGTAGCATGACCTCGATACCTACTATGCGCTCGTGGGGCTTTAGTGTCGTAAAACTTGCTGGCCCCGTTACCCAGCTTACCCATTCAAAGGAGTTTACGGTTAACGGTAAGCCTTCGCGCCCGTGGGCAGGGAGATTTCAATTCAATGTCAAGGGTTGGCATTCTGGCAAATTAAATAGGGAGATTAAATTCGTATGAGACTATTCTTGGCGGGTCTTTACTCGGCAAGCCTCCACATAGACGGGAACATTTACCACAGGATGGAGCCAACTGAAAAGGCTGCGCTCCTAGGGGTGGAGAACGATCTGGAGTCTTATCATTATATCAATAAGGAGAATATTGTACGGCGCCTCAGAAAGGACGGGAAGAAGGTTTTCCTTGACTCTGGCGCATTCTCCGCCTTCTCTTTGGGCGCTACCATAGACATCGAAAAGTACTGCGCCTACATCCGGAAGAACCACGACATTATTGAAGTCGCTTCGGTGCTCGACGGCATCGGCGACCCGCTGCTTACTTGGCAGAATCAGAAGCGTATGGAGCAGCTCGGGACAAATCCGTTGCCTTGTTTCCATTACGGGGAAGATGAAAGGTACCTCGATTGGTATGTTGAGAATTATGAATACATCACCCTCGGTGGTATGGTTCCAATTTCCACTCCACAGCTTCGCCTCTGGTTGGACAGAATTTGGAAGGATCATCTAACAGACGACCAAGGGCGCCCGAAATTACGTGTTCATGGTTTTGGTCTTACGACCATTTCCTTGATGAAGCGCTATCCTTGGTATTCGGTCGATTCCTCGTCATGGGTACAGCAGGCGGCGAATGGTAGCATTCTCTTACCTTGGCATTGGAAGGCGCTGTCCGTTTCGAACAATTCGCCATCGGCCAAAAAGGACAACCAGCATCTTAACACTTTACCGGAAGACCAGAAGCAAGCGGTTATTAAGATCATAGAAGACTTAGGCTTCGATATAGACCGCATGCAAAACAACTATATTGCTCGATGGACTTTTAACCTAATGAGCTTCACCCTGCTCGGGGCTGAGCTCACTAAAATCAAATCGCCGGTCTATGTCGAAGATCAGATGGGATTATTCTAATGCTTGATTCAATTCGTTTTGTCCAAGGGGCAGTCGCTAAAAAGGATTTCTCACCCGAGCTTACCCACTTCCATATTGAAGATCACAAAATCAAAGGCTTCAACGGGTCCATGGCGCTATGCGGGCCGATTGAACTGGACCTGAATGTCACCCCGAAAGCAACGCCATTCGTAAAGGCAATCCGCACCTGTAAGAAAACAATCTCTTTACATGTAGGAAATAATGGCAAACTTGTGGTAAAATCAGGGTCCTTCAAAGCCTTTATTGACTGCTCTGAAGAGGCTTTCCCAGTCATCGAACCAGAGGGAGAGCTCATTGAAATCCCGAGCGGGGTGCTTGGCGTCCTCAAAAAGCTGGCACCATTTGTAGCTGACGATGCTTCAAGGCCGTGGGCTTGCGGGATTCTATTTCGAGGGCAATCGGCATTTGCGACGAATAATGCGTGCCTTGTAGAGCACTGGCTGGAATCACCTTTTCCATTCGAGGTATGTATTCCTCAAAAGGCCATTGCTGAAATCCTCAGGATCAAGGAAGAACCGGTGGCAATACAAGTTTCCGAATCGAATATGACTTTCCACTTTGCCGGCGACCGCTGGCTGCGCTGCCAGATGCTAGATACTGAGTGGCCGGATATCGCCTCGCTTCTTAACAAAGAATCCAACCAAACGCCAATACCGGAAGGCTTCCATGAGGCGGTTGAAGACCTCTCCCAGTTCGGGGATGAAATATCTAGGCTCTATTTTCTTGGTGATAAGATATCTACTACCCCGAGCGGCATAGAAGGCGCTATCGTCGAGGTCGCAGGGATGCCAGAAGAAGGTTGCTTTTCCGCTCAATTTCTTTGCCTGTTAAAAGGTGTTGCCACAACATTTGATATGGATGCCTATCCAAAACCCTGCGCTTTCTTCGGGGATAAAATACGAGGCGTCATGATGGGAGTTCGTGAATGAGGGCTGATTCTATAGGGCTTTTCTGGGAGGATAAACCGTCCACTGGTAAACGCTCCGCTATTGAAAGGCCGATGCCGGCAATCCCAGAAACCGGTTGGAAAACACCAACTGATTTTCCGGACCTTTCTCGGGAGCGTGTTATTGCGATCGATGTCGAGACTTGGGACCCCGAGCTTCTAGAACATGGTCCCGGATGGGCGCGTGGCGTTGGACACATGGTTGGCGTATCCATTGGTGTCGAAAGCGGGCACCGTTGGTATTTCCCTATGCGCCATGAAACAGAGCCAGAAGACAACATGGACCCAGCACAAGTTATTCGCTGGTTAAAAGACACCCTCGAAGATCCTCGCCAAGCCAAGGTCGGCGCCAATCTTGCTTATGATGTCGGCTGGCTTCAGCACGAGGGAGTTAATGTAAAAGGGGCACTTGTAGATGTCCAGTTTGCAGAAGCACTTCTGGATGAACGGGCAAAAGTAGCTCTGGATATTCTTGGTGTGAAGTATTTGAACACTGGCAAGACCAGCGAGCTCATGTACGAATGGTTGGCTGATTGGTTTGGCGGGAACCCTACCGAGAAGCAAAGAAAACATATCTACCGCACCCCTCCTCGGCTTTGCGGTCCTTACGCTGAAAGCGATGTCGACTTGCCTCTCCGCTTGGCCCCTATTTTATATCAAAAGATGGGAGAAGAAGGGCTTCTGGAAGTCTTCGAAATGGAATGCGGACTTATTTACTTGCTTAATGCGATGCGATATGCTGGCGTTTCTGTGGACATCGAGAAGGCCGAAAAGCTAGCGGATAGCCTTTCCGCTCAAGCGCTGGTTGCCCAAGACAAGTTGAATAAGACAATCGGTTGGGAAATCGATATCGGTAAGAAGGATCAACTCGAAAAAGCATTCAACCAACTAAATATACCCTACACGAGAACTAAACCAACGGCTTCATACCCAGAAGGCCAGCCAAGTTTCACCAAGGCATTTCTAGAAGGGCTTGTTCACCCGATTGGAGATATCATTCGGGAGATCAGGAAGTGCGAAAAGCTGAAAGGAACCTTCGTAGAAAGCTACATTCTCAACTCCCATGTCAACGGGAAAGTGTACGGCCAATTCCACAACATGCGCGGGGACGAGGGCGGAACGCGAAGCGGGCGGTTTTCCTCTAGCACGCCGAACCTCCAGAACCTGCCATCCCGTGACGACATCTGGGCGCCAATGGTCAGGGGAATATTCATACCGGATTATGGGCATGAAGCATGGCGCAAATATGACTACAGTCAGATAGAATACCGCTGCCTTATTCATGACGCGGTTGGGATGGAAGGCGAAAAGGTTCGGGCAATGTTTAACGCCGACCCGACGATTGATTATCACGATTTTATTCAGGCTCTAATTAAGCGGGAAACCGGAATCTTTATAGAGCGGAAACCAATAAAGAATATCAACTTCGGCCTGATCTATGGGATGGGTGTCCCAGCCCTTGCCGCAGCCATTGGCCTGAGTTTGAAAGATGGCAAGGCGCTAGTCAAAGAATATCATCGAGGGGTGCCATTCGCCTCTGCCACTATGGATTACTATACCGAGATTGCCAAGAATACCGGAGTCATTGAAACCATCATGGGTCGCAAGTCGCGGTTCGATTTATGGGAGCCAACCCAATGGAATTCAGATTCAATAGCACTGCCACTACAGCAGGCAATAACATCCTACGGACAGATCAGAAGGGCTTACACCCATAAAGCGCTGAACAGAAGGCTTCAAGGCTCAGCGGCCGATATGATGAAACTTGCGATGTATAGATGCTGGAAAGATGGCATCTTTGATGTGACTGGAGTCCCGCGCTTAACCGTCCACGATGAATTGGACTTCAGTGATCCGGGCGGCAAGGACGAGGCGTTCAGGGAGATGCAGCACATAATGGAAACCGCTTTGCCGCTGAAAATCCCAATCAAGGCGGACGGGGAAATTGGACCTGACTGGGGTCATGTGGAAGCAATAGCTGTGTAGGGAAAAAATCCCCTACCGCCGGAGATCCGCGAGCAAGGGCGGTGCGGTAGGGGCAACAAAAACTTTTATGTTTTACTCTCTTTTTCTGTTGACTAGTCGAATAGGTTTTGGTATTATCTATTTAACAGCAACCAAAGGAGATTCAAAATGGTCAGAGGCTATGTCAACAATAAATTATTCATCACCTCAAATAACATCCCTAAAATCAAATACGCCCTTGAGCAAGAAGTTGCTCATAACGGGGCCACTTCGGCCACCATTATTTACCCAACTTGCATCTTCAATGAGTACAAACTTATTGACGGCCGCTGGGTCCAATCTAACTAAAAGGAGGCTCAAATGACCGCAATGGAATTACGCCAACTAATCAAATACGCGTGCATGGCAACCAACGATTGGAGCCCAGAATTTAAACGCCGCGAGGCACAAGCAACCTGCAACCGGCATGGAGTGCGGCTTACTGGTCACCTTGTACGCGAGTGCTGCCAGTAGCCCATTCGCGCAGCTTCTCTTTATCCACATTACATGCTCCGAGCGCTTCAAGAACAATCGGAATATACTCAAGTTGCGCCCTAACTGTTCTATCCAGAGGACGATTCGGTGCGTGGCAGTCTTGCATTAAAGCAATGGGTGGTGTTGGCCGTGAGCGCTCGCCAACCTCTGCTTTAATTCGTTTCGGTGCTGAACAAGCTGTCAAGGTAATCAGCAGGGATATTAACATCAAGGCACTGCTTAAACGCTTCATCTTTCTCTCCTAAGCTATCTTCTAGGTCGCGAATCTTACGAAGGCGATCTCCAAGGTGCTTTTTTAGTATGGCTTTATCCGTGATTACGTTAGCGAGGAGCAGGTGCACCCGAGCTGATTCGGCATTGGCATCTTCGACTTCTTGCTGGGTCTGCGCCCACGCCTCTTCTGTGTCAGACAAATCTGCTTGGGTTACTGCCAATTCAGCTGCCATTGCTCGGTATGATCGAATGCCGAAAAAGACTATCGCTACCAATGCTAGGACGATTAGCGCCTTGGCAAAATGTTTAGATTTTACAACTTTCAAACCAACAGCAGCAACTGGACCTAGAGCACTCATTGCTATAGTCCCTAAAATACTCATATCAGCGGCCTCCTTTCAATCCAGCGAACTTCTGTGAAATATCGAGGCCGAAGACAACAGCAGTAAATGTAAGATACTCGTAGTATTGGAATTGGCCGTTGACCTCGATATAAGTGTCATAAATAAACAAAGCCGAAATGATCCACCAAACAAAAATCTTCTTGCTAATCATGGTTGCCATGAAGCGTTGATACCTCTTTTTGAGGTCTGCGTGGTCCGCTATCATCTGGTACATGCGGGCATGGAAAAGGCAGAGCAAAAGGAACCCTATTAAGAAGCACGCTTGGTTGATGGTCATCGATTATCCCTTCGCGATTACCGAGGCTAGTTTCTGGACGCATTCCTTCAGTGGGTAATTAAGGGTATCCAAAGTCACTTCAGGGCTTAGCGGAATTTCATATGGGGCATCATAACCCGTGAAGCCTTTTATTTCACCTTTGAATGCTTTATCCCACATCCCTTTAACATCCCGCTTGGCGCAGATTGCTGCTGGTGCTTTAACAAAAACCTCGTAGAAGGCAATCTCCCTCATGTGGTTACGGACGCTCTCCCGCTCTTTTCCGCTCGGGGAAACAAACGCGCAGATAACAACGCTACCATCTTTGGCCTTCATCTTTGCGAGGTGTTTTACCCGCCTCAGATTCTCGGCCCTGTCTTCATCACTAAACCCTAGGTCGGAGCAAAGCGTATGACGCAATTCATCACCATCTAGGATCTCGACCCGCTTTCCGGAAGCAGATAGCAATGCTCCAAGCGCCTTGGCAATAGTCGTCTTCCCAGAACAGGGAAGTCCGGTCAGCCAGATTACCGATCCCGGACCGCGTAGATATATTCTTCCCCAGCGCCAGACATAATCGAAGCCAGCGTAGAACATTATTTTACCTACGAATTCAAAAATCACGATGGTGCCAGCGAGCTCAACGGATCCGGTTATAAAATAGGCTGCTGTCATGGTGACGCCGCTCGCCAGTATCCGGTAGACCAGAGCCTTGAACAAAAGCGGTTTGATCATTTTCCCGCCTCCCGAAGAACTGCCTGCGCCTCTTCCGGCCAATCAAAACACTCACCGGCACGAATAGCGGTGGCGCTAATGTTTTCGATGTTCTCAGGGACTTGCATGATGGCATACCCAACGCCGCGCCCAACACAAACGGTATCGATATCGGGGATCACAATTACGCTCACAAGATCGTTGCCGGCATAAACCGCTTCGATCATTCGCTTACGCAAATCGGCTGAGTACGGGTTCTTGATATCTAGCGGGGTATCCCGAACGGCGATGCAAACTTCAAGTCCATTAGCAACATACGAGTCGACAATGTACTTGTGGCCAGCGTGAAAAGGACTCCAGCGGCCAATGAATAACTTCTTGCTCATGCTTATCTCCTGTTTTGGTTTATGGGTACACTTTACGGATTCTGTCCGCGATATTACGGCAGTCCATATGTAGCCAGTTTACATCCATTTCAATGCAGTTGATCAATTTCAATTCTTCAGCGTCAGCATTGGCAAGGATCTCTTGCCTCGCATCTTCTGGGGTTACTTCGGCGATATCCATATCGAAAGCACAGCCGAACTTGTGCAGGCTAAACGCCGCCCCTACCGAGGTGGCTACCCGTAGACCTCGCTGACTAAATGGGCCTCCTATGGACCAGTTGTTTATTGTGACTGGGCGGGTGAAAAACCGCCGTATCCCATCGATGCTCCGAAGGGCATCCGGATTAAAGAACATCCATGCCTGCTCTCCCCAGCGGTCGAAGGTTGCTTTGTCCACAAGTTCCTGTATTCCGAAATGCTCGCATTTATACACAGTAAGATCCTTATACGATGAAGTAAATGGCAGTGACGTTTTTCTGCCCAAAGGAGAAGACGCTCAGCTCAATATAAGTGATATCACTCTGTTGATTAAACGGTCTCAGGTCAAATGAACTATTCCAAGAAACAAGTTCATTGGTACAGATTTCTCCGTTCACCGTTCCTATGCTCAGGTAAAGATCATCGCCTTGAGATTCACCGGTTATGAAGATTGAGGATGGACGTATGTTGTCTGCCCAAGTTCCGATGGCATCGAGGCGATCATCTCCGCCACCCAACGCCCATAAAGTTCCGTTCCATGCTGTACCACTAAACGGAGTACCCGGAGTCCAGAAGGCATCTGTTGAAACCTGAATCCAAGCAAGGTTCGGAGGTTGCGGCCATATTTCAATCTGTAGGCTGCTGTTCTCCGTCATTCCGGAACAGCGCAACTCGTTTAGTATAGCACCTGCTACTGGTTCCGTTAATGGGTAAGCCTGCCCAGATACCGGTGAGGTAACAAGGGCGAAGTTATTATTATCTTTGTCCTCTAATTTGAATTGAGACATTGGACCCGTAAAGGTTAGTTTAAGCCACTCTGGTGTGTAGGAGGTATTTACGAGCCCTCCTATGGCATAGATAAATATTCCACCAGCCGGACCGACCTGAAAAGATCCATCGCCAGAGGAATTGTACCAAGTGCTTTCATCGAATAAGTTCCAGTGGTTTTCTGTTGTTACAGGGTAGAACGTTACCGGAGGAAGAATAAGCTCGGACGCTGGATAGGCTTCGTCTACTACATAAGTGAAGCGAAGAGCATCATAGTCGGTAGCCCAGCCTGTTCCGTTTATATTATCTAGGCGCCCTGCGCTTTGTGGTCTAATTCCCGGAAGCATCAAAGCCTCGTTGATATACATGTTATCATCTGCTCTTTGCCAATCGGCCATTATCCCAACGTCTTCCCAAACACCTGCGAAAAGCCCTTCTATGCTGGTGATGATATATGCCGTGTCATTTGGAGCTCCGCCTTGATTCCTCACGTCTATCTGGGTTGCTAGACTTGTATCGGCATTTCCTGTCCAAGCCATAGCAGTACCAGAAGGATAATCTTGAGTCCAGTTTCCGAATACTGCAGTAGATTCTGCGCTATTCCAAACCCATATAAGCAATTCAGTTAGTGGGATCACTGGTGGCTCAACCGGTGGAACAAGTGGTGTAAAGTTCGGGAAATCGATATTGTAAGTATTGATCGTATCGAAAGAATCAGACGCTATATATACATTATCTCCAGCAGCACACATAGCCCTTGGAACAGCAAAGATACCAGTAGTTAAATCTTGCGAGCCAACAAGAATAGCGGTTGAAATATTATAAGCCTCAGTCAAATGATACTCATGATACATATCGCTAATAACGTCAACCTGCATTATCCCGTAGCCAGCGTTAAACCAAGTACAAGCATTGGCCGTTCCAGCGCCACGGGCAGTCATGTCATATGTTTGAACTGCCGTATCTATCTCCCAAGGAGTTGATAGTTTCCAGCATGTATAAGTAGAATCGTTGTTTACCCTTAATAACCAAATGCCGTCTAGGCTAAAACTAAAATCAGGGCAAGCGTAGATATATTTTGACTTGGTTTGTGTTGCGCCAACGGAACTCCATGGAGTAGGGAGATCCCACTGAAAGAGATTTGGATTCGTAGAGGCAAAACCAACATACATGCGCGTTCCATCTTGCGACATTGAAACGCCGCCGTTTGGTGTAGCACCAGCGCCTAAAACGTAGATATTCCCTGTTGATGTTCCTTTGGTGCTTACATCGTAAGGTGTTCCAAGAGTATAAAAGTAAACCCTATCTACAGCTGTTCCAAGGATCGCCAGATGAATACCATCCTCAGACATCCAAACGCCGTTCGGAGAAGTCTCAGGGGAGGTGCTTGTTACTGCCCCTGTAGCGGTAATACCGAAGTCTGAATAAGGAATTGGTGTTGCCCGTACCCATAAAGACTCAATCAGACCATCAATAAGCTGGCGACCACCAACCCCAACGCGTGTACCTGTATTATGTGTTGCATCGGTAATAGTTACGTCTTGATCTCCTCGATGAACCGTAATAGCGTCCCCTTGAGCGGAGACCCAAAGTTCATTACTGGCACCGGTTATGCTCGCTGACCATTCTGTTGTCGCTACGTTATCGACAACTTTAATCAAATACGTCCAGTTGTTTGCCGCGTAGCAAAACCAAAAATTCGTTGAATTGACAAACCTAAAAACTATTCCGACATAAGCAGTCAGATGTTGCATCTTCGCATAAAAATCAGCTGAAAGATAATCGACGGTCGAAACGGCATACCAGAGAGGTCCTTCCAATTCAGATATGCTTGCGTATTGTTCTTGCCAAACGGATATCCAACCAAGGTCGTCTTGCCACAATTGATTCGTATCAGCAACAGTTCCACCAAGGCGCCCATCAACACGAATGAAACTATCGTATAGTTCCGGCGTAAGAATGACAGGCTCGTCTGGAATTATTACGTCCGGAAGCGGGGTAGAGGCGAATTCAATATTTTCGATATTATAGGAAATGGTGGTAACCCCTGACGGGTCCTTGAATTCTATTTCTGCTATTTGGTTTGCGCTAAAGGCAACCAGATCAAATTCGACAGTGCGGGAGACTTCGTCCCCTGCCATATTAATGGTTACTGGAGCAAGAAGGTAAGCGCCGTTATCATCCTTGATTGAAATCTGCAAGTCACGGCTACCGACGAAATTGAGAGCTGTAATGCGCACGCTTGTCGGGGTAAAACCAGTCGCCCAGTCACCAATAGGAGTGAGAGTTCCAACAGTGGTTGAGGGACCGGCTGGAGACCAGTAGCCAAGCTGATAATCGTAATCTGCGGGTATTGTACTCTCCCAGAATGTATTATCTGCAAACGTCTCATAAACAGGATCACCGATAATAATAGCGCCAGTCACTTTATAGACGGCGGTCATTGATATTTTATCATCGGATGCTATTCCCAAAGGAAGAGACGTTACAAAGCCGAGAAGGGTCATCGCCCTGTTATCGGCAAGACGAATCTGGTAGTAAACCGGCTCGTCGGATTGGAAGTCTTCTATGGCGAGATCGAATCCGGTGCGGGTATAATTCATTGCCAAAGTCAACTCACCGCCATCGCGGAAACCAGCTATGAATTCACGGTATCCGGCAACGCTATCCAAGCTCGTAACATCAATGGTGTCCCTGCTCGCATTCGGCCCTGACATGGAAACGATTTCCGCTGAAGGAGCAAAAGCCGTTCCGTCCCACCTGTGGAAACTAGCGCCTAATCCGGCAATGGCATTACTCATTAGTCTGCTCCTCCGAGTGCTCCGCTACCTTTTTGGGTATAAGGTGGTTGGTCTGCTTGGCGCGAAGGGGTGAGTTTCTTATCGGACTTTGCCATGACTTTGAGCAGGATCTTCTCAACCGCTTCTTCAAGGCGCCTCGGCTCATATGCACATCCCTTCAAACTGAATGCGGCGTCATGCTGTCCGGAAAGGTGCCCGAAACTTGCCACAAGATGGTTTATGGTATCCCATTGCTGTAGGTCGACTTCCCTCAATGATTCGTGGGCTGTTTTATTATTGTCGTAGATTTGTTTGAGAAACCAAAGAACGCCGACGAGAAGGATCCCGATGGCGGTCATGAGTATGCCGATAAGCGCTACGGCGCCTTTGAGCTGCTGGGTTAGGTAAGCGATCCCATCCAGCGGGGCAGGAACGCCAGCAGGTGCCGCCCAGACGGTAACGGAGAAAGCCAGCAGTGGTATTAGGTACGAGATCCCGTACAGAAAGCGCATTAGCGAAAGCCTCCTAAAGCAATGCAATATTCATATGATTGCTTTAATATCCATGAGATCCCTGCGCTTTGGCAACCGCCAAATATTAGGGACTGGACGGCGCCTTCCCTATAGGAATTCTATTTTGGTGATAACATAATCTGGATCTGGAAGCCCTACCCATAGCTCATGTATATCCGTTGTGTACGTGAAAAAGTCCGCAAGCACTTCGCTGGTGTAAGATTCCTTGTATAGAAGGAGCGCATCCGCCACGTCATACACCCGCAACGTGAAGTTTAAACCGAGCGGGGTTGTAAACGTGACACGGCATTGTGTTGGGCGGTAACCGCTTGCCCAAGTACCGACGGCATTGAGCTTACCACTGAAATTTGTCTCCCCAGATGCGTACCTATAAGTATTCGTTGTGTCATCCCAGATTAGGCCACTATCAGCTGAAATGGACCACCAATCTGGACCCATAAACTGAGGAGCGCCCGGAGGAGCGTACGGGTCGGCGTCTAGCTCAAGGAGGACCAATTCCATATTGCTTTGCATCACGTCCAGTTTACGGCTCATCACCAAGCACTTGACATCAACGGCATATCCGGGATACGTGGCGAGATCCGCAGGACGCTCCGCTCCTTGGATATTTACGAGATCGCCTGGTTGTACATGGGCCAAGTGGATCGGAACATTTGATACGGCGTGCATCATCGCAGGATTGGAGAACCAGTCCCGCCATTGCTGGGCTACACTGCCTAAGAGGGTAGTGCTCGCTCCCCATTTATCAAACAAACGTTTCTCAGCAACGGTGCCCCAGTTCTCCTCCGCAGTCAAATTCAGATTTACTAATAGTTTGGAATAGTCCCCTTCTTTGTCGCTTGGCGTTGTAGTGTATGGACTGTAGTAGAACAGTTGGCGTGTATACAGCTCGCGTTGCTGGCCGTCGATGTTCTTGAAATCGCAGAACCGAGCATCAATGTCCGCTGCTGGTGTTGCTGCCGTGTTGTAGGGTGCTGGGTATAATTTTCCATTGCTATATGGGACCGCGAAGATCCTCAATAAGACCGTAAGTTCACTAAGGAGCTTGAATGCCTCCACGGGTTTTCCGGCGAAAAGAGTTCGCGTCAGATTGTACTCTGCTCCGCTATAATCCCCGTCGCGCAACGCCTCCCATTCGGCTACTGCTATGAATCGGTCAGCCAGACCCATCGCGTCCCATATATCCAATAGAATTTGGATGGCATTCTCATCCGTCCAAATCAAAGAAGCAGTGGTGATGTTGCCACTTGCGTCTGACGTTTCCCGTGGCAGTTTGATTTTGATGAAAGGCGTCAGAATATCGCGGAGCTGAATATCCGTTGTTTTTGAAACCTGATTAACGCGATAATCATACCATGATCCGGTGAATATAGGAGCGAATGCACTAAGGGCAAGACCCTCATAGCCAACGGACAAAGTCACTGGCTTGTTCTTCAAATATCCGGTAGCAAGAAGATTGCTCATGCTTTTCTCGAACACAGATCCCGGAGCAACTTCGGAAAGCGTCGTAACCTTATCCCGATTGATCTGGGACTTGAGCACTCCAGCACTTTTTTCTATCAGTAAGGGGAGACACCGAACACCACCAGAATTTGGGGTATTACTAAGGAACACATAAGCATCATTGCCTCCGGCAAGCGCAATTGACCTGACCACAGGACGCGCTCCGTATGAGCTTGCGAAATCCGCTTGTATTCGTACATAACGGAATCCAGAAGTACCAACGAGACTCCCATCGACTACGGAACCCCTAAGTGTAGTCGGTGGCGTGAAATCGTCCGCGAATGCTATGTACGATAGATTGGTATCGGCTGGAGAATTATCATCAATCAATATCTTGCTAGGCTCAGACGGCGTCTCCAAAAGATCCAGATTGGCGGTCAACATACGGCCAGAAGTTGGTGTGAAGGTCATATTGGTGCCACTATAAAGCAGCGACGGATATAAAGTTCCGGGATAGTATGATGGAGCATTCATGCTAAGAATCTGAAGATCGAGCCAGCACCGCGTTCCTGCGCTAAGTAAAATTGGTGGATCGACGCGGAAATCGTCAACGGGGAGCGCGATGGAAGCACCCCAAACACAATAATAGTTGGAGACCGTCATGCTTGTGGTATACACTATAGGGAGCGTCACATCAAAATCGAAATAATGTAACAGCGTTCCGCCTTTTGAATCCCGAACATTCAACCTAACAGTACCAGTGGCCTCTCCAGTCCCGTAGTCTTGACCAAACACCCACGGTTTGCTGCTATCACCTTGTTTACCGATCCGTATCTGCAGGACATCCTGAACGCCCCAAACGAATTCATTATGTTCAACCTCAGCGCTGACGGCGTCGTAGCCCATCTGTGAGGACGGTCCAAGCGGGAAGTTTACGATGGCTGCGCCAAACCCATTTAGAACAGGCTTTTTATCGGCGAGCGTTACGCTTCCGTCTTCAATAGAAGTGTCTACCCGCAGCAAGGTGGAGCTGTTGTCCCATTGCGCTTTCGTATCCAGAATGGCGCTAAGAGCATCCGGAGTTTCTATCTGCATCAACAGCTGTGGCTTCTTGCCGGGTTTCTTCGCTTCGGTTAAAAAGCTAGAACTCAATGCGAGGCTCATCTGATCTCCGTTTCTCTGCTATATAGAATGACTTGACCAACTTCATATGCTCCGGCGTTCTGGTTGCGTCGCGTTACGCTGAATTTTGGATTATCTTCTCCCCAACAGAAATAGCCGCGATGATCGTCTCCGTCCGACATGAAATACATTGGCTTCATATCCCTGATTAGATCATTACGTAAATCAATCAACCACCCATGCTTATCTGACTGTTGATCTATGGGTGGCCATTTTAAGATGTGTTTTCGTAGCGACTTCTTTTTGGTGCTTCCGACGTAGTAACCGGCAGAGGAGACTTGTTGTGTTCCGGTGGTCTCCATATTGCTAAAGGTCTCCTCCAATAATGACGGCAACGGTTTTCGCTCTGCCATGGTGATATTCGCCAGCTCATACGCACGGTCCCAATTAGTGAGCCTGATCAATGCGTATGGCTTACTGGACGGAGCTTTAAATGGGGCGAACCCAACATCGTTGTTTTGGTACAAAGCTCCTGCGAAAACGTAATCATAGATAAGGTCGGCAGTGGCATCTACATAACCGCCCCAAGCATAAACATAGCCAACACTGGCAGCATTAGATCCGCCCGGATAGATACGCGTGGTCAAAGTGGTGTTTGTTCCATTGTTCTGCATTTCCAAACGAACCCTAGCCCAACCAGTGTTGTGGTCGAAATCAATGACCTCTGCTGAATATCCGGGTGCCGGCGTGATATCGAATGTTGGCCATGATGGCTTTGCTGGATTTTGGTCATTTCCATTCCAGTCAAGAGTAGCGTTCATGAGCAACAGGGTTCCGCCTGTCTCCACCAACTGGACCATGGTTTCAGACAGACTGCCGCGCTTGAGCCAATGCTCTACTGAGTGCGTGGCGGTGTCTGCTGCTATGGCTTGCGTCCATTCTAGCGTATGGTGTTCGCTGGCATTGGCGTCCTCAAGTTTCCACGGGATAGAAACGCCATCTGGTCCAGTCACGGATGGCCATGCTGTGCGGGTGGCAGAAGCTCCACTCAGGGTCCATCCAGAAAGCAAATCTGCTTGCGGTACTGGAGGAGCGTCTCCCAAAGTGATTTCAGCCAAGCGTCCCCAAAGGCCATCCCGATCTCCTAAAAACCACATGCCTTCAAAACTGTCATATTGGTCCACAAATAGGTTTATCTCCACGATTCCGCCAGTAGCGGCTTTCCAGCGCAACGACTCCTCCAAAAGCAGTAGGTTGTCTGCATCATACCCAGACGCTGTATCCGCAACTGATATCGAAGCGTTCGGTCCGTTATTGCTCACTACGTAATATGGTGCGGACATGTCCCGTTCTCCTTAGGTGGTTATCGCGTCTTGATTGATTCCAAAGTCAGTGCCCATTCTTAGCAGCTTCGCTATCGCCGGCGCACCCTTATCAGCCATCCACTGATCAAGGTCTATTATATCGCCTGTCGCAGATAGTTGCACGTGAACTTCTTGAGGTCCTTGAAGATTCGTGGCGCCAGTGTCAACGCCTGTGTTTACTACAGGGGACGGCAACGTAGCAGCGGCTGGAGATCCGCTAGCACTGGCAACCCCACCGCCCCCACCGCCTCCGATTGCGGATATGGCTTTCATCCCTGTTCCGATTGCCCAAGCAACCGCCGGGATTCCTTTCGGCCAGCCCAAAGCAACACCAGCAGAAACGCCTAACCACATATTTCGAACTGCTTCGATTGCCGCGAATGCTTTATTAACCGCTGCCATCTTCTTGTTGTTCTTCCCGGCGATCCCGACAAGGCCAGCAGTAAAATTGGTAAATCCGCCAAGGGTCATATCCCAGTAAGCCTTCTTCTTTTTTATGGTCTCTTCTTCCATTGCAAGAAGTGCTTCTTGAAGATCCATCTGCTTGGCTATTTCCTGCATACGCCAACCATCACGGAGCATAGTCATTTGTTCATTGGCAGCAATCTCAGCTTCATCAGCAGCGGACAAGCCGCCGGTGGTTGCTCCAGTATCTGTATTATCGACAATGGAAGCCTGAGTTGCTTCTGGTCCCATGAGCGGAGCAATTCGGGACTGGAAACGCTCTTCGACGAAGTTCATTAGATTTTCAGTATCACCAGCAATCTCAGCGTATGCTGCTTTTTCGTTGGCAGTGATCGCTGCGAAAGCGGCGCCGTAATCATTAAGAGCGTCTGCTTGCATTCTTAGATTAGTGGCACTCTGGGCAGCAGCCTTGGCTCCGGCTGCGGCGGCGGCTGTTGGGATCATGGATAGAAGTTTGCCGACTCCGCTAGCGAGGTCAGCAATACGCTCTAAGCCGAAACCAATAAAATCACTTAGCATCTTTTTTGCGCCTACCCATAGGCGTTCGAAGTCCGCTCCAATCTGCACCCATTGGGTGCGGAAGCGATCCCGCATAGTAATTCCAATGCGTTCACCAGCAGCAGCAAATTGCCAGAAGACAAACTCTAATGCCACAATACCGTCGCTAACGAATTTGAGTCCGGTTAAAAAGGCATCGAAGAGACCGCTTTGCGCTATGCGGTTTTTGAGCTCGACCATCATGTTACCAAAGCGATTGATTTGTGCTTGGGAGCTTCGAACTGCTTCTGGGAGACCGTCATTGAAGGTGCGCTTCAGTTCTTCGGCGAACTTTGGCAGGAAGTCAACTGCAGTAACCTGACCCATCTCCAACATCTTGCCAAGCTCTTGTGTCGTCTTACCCATAGCGCGGGCAGCGATTTGGAAGGCGCCCGGAACGCGCTCGCCTAATTGGCCTCTAAGCTCTTCGGCCTGAACCGTTCCTTTTGACATGATCTGACTGATTGCACGGAAGGCACCTTTGGTATCATCAGCGCTCAGCTTCATAACGGCACTGGCTTCAGATACGGAGGTGAAGATATCGCGGACACCAGCCCCAGCAAGTTCGGTCCCTTTTGCTGCAGCTGCTATCTGGGAGAAGCCATCGCCTGCTGCCATAAGATCCAGACCGAGGCGTTTGACTTCATTGCGGACAAAAGTTAGTTCGATGGCAGCGGCTTTGGAGCTACCAGCAGCGGCACTAACCCGAGCCTCAAAACGCTCGACAGCTAGTGCCGCATTACCGATATTCTTAGTGATGCCAACGACAACAGCACCGCCGATCAAGGAACCCATTGTGGAAAAGCTATTGCTAATCCGCTTTGTTGAACGAGACATCTTGCCTTCGAACTTACGCATGGCGTTATCGCCGCGCCGCATGCCGACTTCCATTTGCGTACTATCTAAGCCGAGATGCGCTATTAAGGTTCCTATACTTGCGGCCATTGTTTACTCCTTGTTTTTATTGAATGCTTTTGCTATTATGCCAAAAGCCTCTTTCATCTGCTCTACCGTCTGCTTGACAGGCTGAGTAAACTTTGCCATGTAATCCGGGACGAAATCGGCGCTGCTTTTTACGGTGGTTCCTTTCTTGCTCGCTATGTTATAGAGCATGCTGGTGATCATACCAGCTCTATGCCATGCTTGCTCAACGCCCCATGGTTCCATCTCGTAATACAATTCCCATTCTACGAGCTCCTCGCTGCTTATGCTGGAAAGGAGCTCGTCAACTGTTCGGCCCAACGCCAGAGCGAGGCGGAATTGAAACCTGCGCTCTGGACGGGCTACTAGTTTTTTTGTAGCTGCTTTCTAGCTGACTCAGAAAAGCCGCACAGCTCACTAGCTACTTCATAGATGCGATCCAGAGCGGCAGCATTCTTCTTGCCGAGCGCTTCTGCCTCTTCAAAGGTAAACATGTTATTACCCTCTTCGTCCACAATTGCTAGGCTGCAAAGCCGGGCGCGAGCGTTAACCATGTTCGCCTTGCGGTCTTTGCCTTCTCCGACGAAAAGAGTTACCTCAAAGAGGTCGCGTTCCTGACCGTTCAATGCTTTAACGAGCACCGCGGCATCTGCGCCAAACTCAGGGACGTCAACGACTTCCGTTACGAGGGCCGAATTGAGGATTGCATCTTTTCCGATAAAAACTCTTTTTGCTACTTTTGGCTTTGCCATGATCATCTCCTTGAATGTGGGGCGGTACCATTGCACCGCCCCTTTAGATTACAACTCAAATGTTACGGGGTAACGGTTACCTGACCAGTGATTTTCAGAGTCACATTCATGGTGACTTTATCATCTGTCGGGATCTCCAACGGCAGCTCGGTAACGAGGGCGCTGAACGCTAACGTGGTGGTATCAGCGTCTGGGAGAACAATCTGATATTGGCCGAGGACATTGCTTTCGAAGTCTGCTTTCATCAGGTCGTAACCTGCTTTGCTGTAATTCATGTTGAGCTGGACATCGCCAGCATCACGGAATCCCGGAATGAACTCGCGATAACCGCCAGTTGAATCAAGGCTCGTAACGTCGATGGTCTCGCGGGACATGCTGGGGCCGGTAATGCTGTTGACCTCAGCCAGCGCGGTAAAGACCGGGGCTGTCGCTAAATCGCTACGATTGAAAACCGCACCGACTCCACTGATTGCTGAGCTTGGCATAAGTTCCTCCTATTGCCTGTTGTTAGATAGCTGTTCGATGCAGCCTGAAGTTTAAACTAAATCCATGCCAACTGTTGGCATCTTTGCCGAGGGAGATGATATCGCCTTGGGACCAAATCCCAATATATCGAGCTCCGTTGATTGTTATTTCCTGCGTGCCGTTTAGATTGAGCTTGGCAGTTTCCGCCAAAGCATAAGCGGCGTCATAGGAAGTAGCACGCGTCAGTATTTGGACTGTTGGACGGTCATAGCTTTTATTGGCATCGGCATCAAAGCCGCCAGTATCAATCACGGAGATTACTTGCGCTGGCTCTGCTGGCTCATAGGCATAAAATAGGTCTACGCCAACGGTGCCAAGCGCTCCGAATCCGGTCTGGGATAAAAGCTCTGCAATGTCTTTACTAGGCGCATTCATCGGATAGTCGCATTGCTCCTTATGATGTCCAGAATCCTTGCCGTGTTATGTTTGATAGGATCCTCCAAAAACTTTGGTTTGGCACCTGCTTTTTTAAATCTAATACGCTTTCCATTCACGGAATGAGTCCGCTCATGTAGGATTGGAGCATAAGCGGCAGTCAAGCCAATCTCAACAGTAGTCCGAACCGAAGTGCGAAGAAGGGTAGCAACATACCAACTGTGGACAAGGGTGCCGGTATCCACAGGGGTTTGTTTAATGCCTTCGCGCTCAATAAAGAGCGCAGCTTTGCCAAGACCAATAGCGCCTCTATTTTCAATCTTCCCGATCTCCTTATTGAGATTTCGGAGGACATTATCTAAGCCGCTGACCCTGCTCATAGTTGGACCTTCCAAAACATAATAGCGCCATTGAGGTCTCTGTTCTTACTGGCGACTAAAACCGCTTGGGCGTTTTGATTAGAAAGTGGATTAGCTTTCTGGGAAGCGTCCAAATCCTCGAGCGCCAGCTGATCGATAAAATCCCCTTCTTTGACGACGTTGGTCGGGTCGGAAAAACATTCCGCTGGAATAAAAACGGTAGCCGTAGAAATGGATTGTGCACCGGTATTGACTCGGACCTCCTCGCGGCGATCTTCCCAGTGGCAGCGCAGCTCAATCGGCGCCTCGAATGTTATCTGCCCATCGCCGGTTCGGACAGCAGATTGCTTCCACCAAACCATTGGGACGTTAGCGCCTTGACCTAGCATTGGCCTATCGCCTCAAAAGTAGCAGCGCGGTTGGTAGCTTTCGCCAACAGGCCGGTCGGGTCAAGGGCGATGGCTTGCCTGCCGTACATAGTAGCTTTGAGACCCTCGGTATTGCCAGTCAGTTTGTTATTGAATTTCTCGGTGGCCTCACCAACTTCTTTTTCGGTGAGTCTTGGATCGGAGATCGAGATGAAATGCGCGGCAGTCCAACGATGAATTTCTTTATTAAGCGCAGTCCCAATCGAGACGCCGGAAAACTTGTCTGCCAAGAATACTTCAGCAACCTTAATAAATGGAGCGACATCATCATACTTCGTTGTGATGATTGCCTTAACCTCCGTTGAGGATATGATTGGCATTAGACCTGTCTCCCTTCGTCGTCTTCAATAGACCTTGATATATGACCGGGATCGACCTTCTCAAGGAACCAGATGCAAGCAACAATAAAATAGTGGTGCTTTGCTGGTTGGTTGTGTTTTACATGATAACGCATTGCCTTACCCATAGCACTGCTTAATGTTTCGTCCCGATATCCAAACCATGTAGGCTCATGGCCATAAAACCAATTCCATATATTTCCGCCAAGAAGGTTAGCGCCTTGGTCAATCCAGTAAAAGAAGTTCTTTATAAAGCGCATTATTCTACCCCTTCGTATGCTGGAAGCTCTGCTAATAGCTCTGCTTCGCTAGGGGCTGTTCTGGCACCAATCACTACGGCGTACATGATCGCTCGAGCCGCTTCCCAAACGGCGACATTCCATAACCAAATGTCATCGCAGAATTGGCGATGGGTGTAACCAGCAATGTCCCTATAGTTTGAGCATGAATGAGCGCTTTCGAAAACGAGCCCATGAGCAGCATTGTACGTGTCGACCCGTTGCTGAATTAGGTTGGTTACGAGCACCTCTCCAACCTCTTTAAGGGCACGAAAAGCCTCTGCCTGCTGCTGCTCTGGTGTAAGGCTGAATGTTTCCTCCTCGGTGGCAGTCACTTTGTTATTGGTAACAGTTACCCTCATCTTATACGTCTCCTTCCCAAACAGTAATTGTAGCGCCCGGAATCATGGATGGCAAATTCCTACCGCGCACAGTAAGTGATGTGATTGCTTGGGTTGTATCTTCGTTGATTACAACATTATCATAATGGACATAACCACCTCCAACCTGAGCAGCGTTCGAAGTCCCTATCATCATCATACCTTGAGGAGTAGAGTGCACGTCTACCTCTACATTATTTATCTGGGTGCCGACTGCCGATTGCGATCCGCAGATGCAGTATCCAGATAATAGTCCTGGGTTGCCGTAATTAATAGCTCTGAAGGTAGCATAATCGGTTGAGGTTAGTTGTAGGTTCGGCATAACCTCGATATCGGTTGTCGCCGTGAATAGGTTGCCGTTGATAAGCACCTTAAACAAAGGGGCACCAGACAGCTCGTCGAATAGAATAGATGTTTCTCCACCCACCAAGGTATAAGAACCAACTTTTGTCCAGCCGCCTCCGCCACCAGCAGGAGCACCGCCAAGAGCCGTCCAAGCACCGGCTGCATATTCTTCAATTTCAGCGGTGGTCGTGTTTCTGATTATCATCCCCTCGTTCGGAATGATCAGATCACGCTCTGCCGTAGTAAGCTGAGGGAGCTGCAATGGAAGGCTGTTGTCCACATGACCCCATGCCTCGCCAGACGCGGCCTTCTTCAGATCGGTCAGATTGAGGTGGCTGTTTGCAGGATTACCTGTGGACAAAGCTGTTGTCCGCCAATCGACATAGTCATCACCTTCGTCGGTGGAACGAATACGCGCGTTAACGCTATTACTATAGACATCTCGGCACTCTAAGATTATTGTCGCGATCGGGATCATCTCGGCAAGCGGTAACTGGGTTAGGATATTACTAATCTCGGTGTTGGCACCGTCGCGGGCAGCACTGCGATTAGCATAGAAGGCTTGACCCATGACGGCAGTTAGATTTTTATTCACGCCATTGAAGCTAAAGAGGTGAATCAGTACGAAATCGTTATTTGGTACCTCGGTCAAGAACCACTGGCCGTCATCTAGCTCATTATAGTAGGGCCGTCCTGCTGGCGCATTCAAGAAAGCAAATCCAGCTTGACTCCCTTCGCGCAGGTTCGCATTCAAACCCAAGTTATAAATCACGGGGTATGTTCCGCCTGCTGAAAAGAAATTGCTACTATGCTCAAGGTCCTCGTCGAGGTAGGTACCTGAGGTTACACTGAATTGAGCATGCTGATCCAGACTGCCGTTAGCATCTGCGTTGACGTTCCCAACACTAAACCCGCTAATGTATTGAGCTCCTCTTGTCTTGTGCAGATTAAGGTGGACCGCTGGGCTCATGCTGATGCCATGGCGCTCGTCGGTATGATCGAGAACAACAACACCATCAGTGGCATTCCAATAAAAGCTGCTCACGAATGCGTGATTCAGAATGATATGCTCGCGCTGCGCACCGCTCGGATTGTATTCCGAAATCAATACGCCGTCTTGATAGTAGAACCACCATTCCCCTTCGGTGTTAGTAAAGGCCACTGTGTCTGGCGCGGGTCTTTCGAACTTATTCCCATTCTCATAAAAGTGGAATGGATAGCCTGCCGCATCTACGGTCAGTTCTAGTGTACCAGCGTTGACCGCAATCCCGGTGTTATTCCGCTGCTCTGGTGGAAAGCCGTTCGTGTCAGTTGCCTCTACCGTTAAAGTGGAAATTTGGGGGTTAAAAGCTATAACACCATTTCCTCCATCGGAGATATTTACGACTCCGAGAAGATTGGAATAGCCGCCGAGGGTTGGCTGCTCGGCGACAAATGCGCCATCCCGCCCAAGATAAAGCAGAGTATTGACAGGGAACTCTTCTGTTTCCAGTCCGCCTACTTGACCAAGACGCGTGAAGTAACCAAACTGGCCGTTCGGGATATCATGGGTAGCCATTGCCAACAGACGGGATTTATCCGTTATGTAGGCATCGGCCAACGTAACGGTACCAGCGCCGGGAGTCACTACGGAGCCATTCCAGATTGTCGCGCCGGTATTATTCAGGCCGCGGAAAAGCACCTCCTGCCCAATATTCAAGGTGATACCAGAATACTCGTTATAATAACTTAGTGCGTGTTTGTCTGGGTCATAGAAGACGAGCCCTTCCGAGTGCGCTGGGTTGGCTCCCAATACGGGATTGAATTGAATCTTATCTTGGGTTCCAATATCGCCACTACCTTCAGTAGTCGAGCCCTTGCAGACCTCGATAACAGCTACTGGATTATCCACGACAATGTAAATATCTTCGGGCATCTCAAACTCCTTGTGGCAGGATTTCAAAAGACCCGCGCAACCACTCTTCTGGTTCTTGGCCGAGGTCCGGTGTTATTTTACAGTTCCATACATAGGATCCGGCAACAAGGCCGGACGCTGACATGTCGGCTAGTGGGGCTCTCAGCACTATGGCACTTTCATTTATGCCGGTCACAAGGGTAACCTCCAAAGTCAGCGCTGGGGAAGCATCGCCAAACTCAGAAAAGACGGCAGCGGTCCCGACCCCTTCTTCGAAGTCATAACCGAGAGAGCGCGCCTTATCCCTATACACAAGGATTCGCTGGTTGAATGCTGATCCCATTGCCGCCTGTAAATTAACAGGTATTATTTTCATTTTATGCCCCTTGTCCAGATAGCTGGATCAATGCAAGATTTTATAATCTCGGGATCGAACGTTAGGCCAGCCCACTCGAGGGCATCTTTCAATTCCGAATAATCGCCAGCAATTAATTTATCCGACCAAACCTCTTTAACGTTAAGCCCAGAATCACGCATTTCGGCGAAGCGGGCAAGCTGATAGCGGACCCAGCCGAACCATCCTGTAGCATTGAGGTGCCTCTGCATAAAACCGGTGCGCAGACAGCTATCCACAATCATGGCTTCCGACCGGCGTACGATAATATATTTCGCGTCTGGGAATTCCCCATGCCAAGCCCTCCACATCAAGTGGATCTTCGCACACTTGTAAAACCAAGGCTTGGCTAGGTCAACGCCTTCTGCTTGAAGAATAGACTGGACCTTTTTACGTAGGTCTGGTATAGTGGTTATTGGGTCCTCTGGATCTGGGAGTGGATCTTGACCGAGAGGGTCGCAGCCATTCGCGATGAGTGCTGGCTTTATCAACTTCTCTCGAATGGCAGCATTCTCGAAGAAGCCGTGAGGATTATTGCTATCGCCAAGAATAAGGGTACCGCCAGCAGCACCGGACGCTTTAACACAGCGGGCTACTAAAGAGGTGCCTGAGCGGGCGCAGCCAGTGATGAAGATTGGTTCGTGCAAAATAAATCCTCCAAGACAACATGGTCAAACATATCCAAGGCGCTATCGGGAGTAGCATTTAAACAGGTAACGCCAATCCGGTCTAAATCTTTGCTTATAGGATAAAATGCTTTTATAAATCTGTCAACATATATTGTGTCTTTTGGGCGGTGCTGATGACTTCCATGCCAGTTGTGGCTACCAGCCACAACTTTCATATCGAAGCCAAGAAGGATGATCTCAGCCGCTCCAAGATGAATTGCTAGATTAATAGCGGACGCTCCGCTGCTGAAGTTTGCTTTGATTTGATCACGCCTGTCTGTTATCAGGCCGGTATGGTTTTGCGTGTTATTGTCAACGTTCCAGCGCTCAATCCGCTTGGCTCCGTCTGGGAGTTTGCAGTGCGGGGTTGTGCCGTAATATTGGATTCCTTTGAAATTGAGAAGGGCATCCCAATTCCATTCTACCCAGCGGTCATCGAGTGCCCATAAAACATCCACCCAGTCGCCAAGCTCAAAAGCATTGTTTACGCCGATTACGTTTTGATCATAAATAGGGCGGAGGTCCATTCGATTAAGAGATGGGCCTCCGCCTATAATAAAAACACGTTCACCCTGCCAGATTGGTTTGACCTCTGAGGCGGGGATAATGGACATAGTTTAAACCGTAGCTTTGGCGACTAGCGCATCAGCAGCGGCCTTCTTCAAGGGCTCAGTATTCATGACCTTTTCGTTTTGGTCAAGAACGTTGTATTGACCCGGACGGATCATCTTTACGCTTGTTGCCACAGATTCGCCGGCTGCTGTCGCTTCGTCCGCTTTCTCTTTAGCGGCATCTGCTTTTTCCTGAGCCTCGTCCGCTTCTTTCTTTTCTTTGTCCAGAAGATCCTGAGCAGCATCTTCTTCGGCCTTTTCTTTATCGGCCTTTTCCTGCTCCTCGGCGGCAATCTTTTCAAGACGGGATTTTTCGTCGATCTCGGCTTGGGTTGGTTCCTTTGGCGCATCGGCATCAGGCGCTACAGAAAACTTGCCTTTGAATGCTTCTGCTTGCTCCGTAGTCAGAAGAACCTTTTCCCCTTTTCGAGAGTAGGTTCCGTCTTCGTTGCGATGCTTGCCGGCCTGTACAATGTACTCATGTTTTTTAGCGGCCATCACTGTTCTCCTTTATTAAATGGAAAACCCGGACCCAGCGAAGGGTCCGGGCGTGGGTGTCAATTTAAAAGATTAAAGATTGACGGTGTAATGGGCGATCCCGCACTTGCCAGCCTGATCGGCACGAAGCTGAGGAACTTGGATACCCATGACCTTGTAGTTGAATGCCATGCCACCTTCGACACTCCACTCAACAACCTGCCAAGGCATACCGCTTACGAGGCGAACAACGTCACTGGTCATCTGAACCAAGATGGCGGATTGTGCTGCCAGCTTGTCGGCGACTTTGATGTCGTCGATCATGTTGATTTCCAGAAGGCGCTGACGAACCGATTTATCGGAAGCAGCCTTGAAGTCTTTGTCCAGCCCTGCTTCTGCAGTGGTTGGGACATAGAGGACGAAAGGACCGTAGAAGCCGTCGGCATTCAGGGATGCTTTCATGGCCAAGACATCGGTCAGGATTTGCTCGCCGGTGGCTGTTGCCCAGTCAGCGGACAGGAATCCAGTGTTACGGCTTGGGAAATCCGAGTAACCGTAGATGGTGCCACCACCGAAGGAGTACTGGCCGGAACCAGTGAAGAGTAAGTCTTCTGATTTCTCGATGGCCTGACGGGTAGCAAGCTCAACGCCAGTAGCATCGAGTGCCTCGCCAGTTTGACGAGAAGCCGCAAGAGTCCGTGCATTTAGTGCAAAGTCCTTGTGGATAATCGGCAAGGGCAGGTAAACAGGCTCGAAGTTCGGACGATCACCTTTAGAGCGGGAAATTCCATCCATGCTCAACTCAGCAGGGGTGAATTCGCCAACATTTTCGGTCTCGAGGACGGTCTTCGACAATCCGGGAGTTGAAAAGGTAAGGCCGCGATCAATAAGGTCTTGCGTACCAATCATGCGTTCGCGAGCGGTGCGAACCAAGACGTCATCATAAAATTCCCACTCGTCCTTGCGGAGAGTAGCGTTTGAGACCTGAACGGCTTTACCATTCACGCTGATGTAGGCGTTGCCGTTGGCATCGACGTACGGGCGCAGAGCGTTGGTTCGCATACCAAGCGCTGCCAGCTTTTGGGCTACTGATCCAGTAGCCAATCCATTAGTGTTAAGAATATCCATTTGGTTCCTCCTTCAAGGGTGTTATGGATGGTTACCAGAAATTAGCAAACGAGAGCATCAATTAAGGTGTTATTGCCACCAGTCGCAATAGTAAGAGCTTGCAGGGCAACAAAAGACGCCAGCGTGTTGACTCCTTTGGCTGTTGATACAGTACCCGAAGCGTCAAGATAAAGAGGAGTGCCAACTGCAGCACTGAAGCCGGCACCGGCAACGGCCATGACCTGAACAACGTCCCCAGACTGGAGATGCTCCATTTGGATCAAATCATTCAGGGCGTAGCTATCAGAAACGCCTTTACCGTAAAGATCATTCTCGACTGCGATAAGCAGCGGGGTGCCGACTGCGACAGGCCCAGCAAGATCAACTCCGCCAGTGTTCGTAATCTTTACGATATTTCCCGGCAAGATTGGCGTGGCCTCTTGGACATTGATTGCCTCACGGCGAATCGGTTGGAATTTGGTAAGTAAAATTGTGTTGCCTGCCATGACTACCTCCTCTTTCAAAAGGATGATTTATTTTGCTACTTTTTGGCATCCGAAGCAAAACGGTTAATTGACGGCTCTTCCATCACGGCAGGGGCGTCATCAGAATTGATATGGACTTCAGTCTCAACACCGGCGGCGCCAAGATTGGTTGCTGGTTGTGCTGCTTGAGCGGTATTACAAAGTGCCGCGATGCTTTTCAAAGCATTGGTATCCATTGCTTCGAGCTGCTCAGCGGTAAAGGTGTTGGCAGCATTGCTGGTGATTGTTGCCACAGTGTCGGCGCGCTCTGTCTCTTCGGCGGTCTTAGCGTTTGCCAGAAGTTCTTGGCCCTTGCGAAGATCAGCTTGGAAGCCTTCAGGCGCATTATCAATAACGGCCTCAACGGTTTCTGGAATAGCAGCATCAACTGGCTCGACTGAGGCAACGGCGTGGCTGGCGATAAGCTCGCCGATCTGGGTTGCGAATTCATCGCAGCTGTCCAGATTGGTCAGCGCTTCGGCGGCAGCATCATCAATGGCGATCTTACCATTGGTACGCAGTGTCGCCACCACGGTTTGACGATTCTGTTTCATTTCTTCCTCCTGATTAAGAGTGGTGGCTTCATCAGCCTTATTTGTCGTTTGAACTGGGACAAAGTCCGGTTCCACCAGCGTATTATCTTCGCTGATTGAAACTTGGCCTTCATCATCAATTCCGTAGGTGCCTTCATAATAACGGGTCGCGCCATCTTTTTCAACCCTGTAAATTAGCCTTTCTGGGTAGACTGCCTCTAGATAGTGAGTTCCGTTCTGGCCATCGAGCTGATCAAGGGTGCGCTGGAGAGCGTACATGATCTCGCGAAAGCTGTTTTCGTTGGTCTTCAGCAGGCGCGCTAAAAGGCTACCTTTACCTAGTTCGTTACGGACATGATCGAGATTCTTTTCCATTGGTTCCTCCGAATTCTTGATATTGAGCCGGATGCCACAACCGTCTGCAACACTGCAAGCTCCGATTGCTCCGGGAAGTAAGGCTAAATGGTCTGGGCGAACTCCATGAACACGTCCGGAATATTCTTCGCCGTTATAAGTGCCAGCGGTCATATCATGCTCGCTAAATAAACCAGTGCTGACTTCCAAAGCTCGGCCGGTGCGAAGGTAGGTCAGAACGGCTGGGTTAATGCGTTGGGCATCTTCGATGTTAACCCAAACTTCTCCGCGCAGCTTCTGAGCTTCTTCATCCCAGAAGACATTGAACAGGCGTCCAACATTCCAAGCGTCAAGAACGGAAGGATCATTGGCGCTTAGTGGTTCCCCGTCATTCGTCATCGGGTGGCCGACAGGGACAGGCACGCCATTCCATGCCATTGCGAATGCTGCCAATTCTTCTGCTTCATAAAGGAGTGGCCCACCGCTTCCATGATGAACTCCGGGAACCATTAAAACGACCGGTGCTATTAAATGGTCTTGGTCTTGCCAAACGTGGAGACGGGCGCTATAGTTATCAATCAGGAAATCATTGTGCACAAAAGAACCAGTCATGTGGTTGCCTCCCTATCGGCATAAAAACCGCGAGCGAATTTACGCTCTTTTTTGGCATCAGCAATCTGACGCCGATCACTAGGATCAAAAGGTAATGCCACGCACCGGCAATTCGGATGCAGCGGGATACGGCGTTGGATTTCATCTAAGGTAAAGACCCGACCATGGAGAGGAGCACATTGCTCGCAAACCCTACCATCGAGGGCTGTTCCCCACTCAGCAGATATTACAACATCCCCGACCCCTATGGCACGGTATTCTTCAATCATTGCTTGGTGATGTGCTCTAACTATTTCCGTCCGAGCTAGAGTGCGTCCTCGGGTCCGGCCAATCTTGTCAACCCGATCGCCTAGTTGATTACCGAGCTCCCGAGCGTTGATCCCGTCAGCCAACCCCTGCGCTAAGATGCGGCTAATCTGGGCATCCATTGCAGCTGTGATTCCCTCTAAGTCAGAAAAGGTGCGAGTATAAAGCATACCCACCCGATCAATGTGGACAGGGCCACCGAGGGTAGCACCTAGTGCTGCGACAGAACCCCCAGCAAGTGCTGCTCCGGGAATAGCGGCTTCAGGGATTTCATAACCCCGTTTCTTTAATTCAGTACGTGCTCTCGCGAGACCTCTCCGGTAAGCGGTATTTATATAGGCGTTTGTCCAAGGCTGCTGGATCTGGGTGCCGAAGCGGGAATTGGGTCGGGTAACGACTTCAAGGACACCAAGCCCCTGCTGCTCCCTCAACCATGAATTGAAAGCAGCGACTTTCTCGGTGGTGGTCGCGAAGTCGAATTGGAGGTTGGAAACAATGCGGGGGATGGATTGTGGGTCACCGGATAGGCCGAAAGAGTCCTGATCCACGACGACTTCCTTGATGCTTTTTTTCAAGGCATTGAAACGCCGATTAATATCGGTCAAGAACTGACGTCTAAGCATTAACGTGCGCGTTGGATCGGCGCCGTTAATTACAAGGTGTCCACAAGTGCAATCCATCAGGCATCCGTTTCGTCTTCTGGGTTTGCTTCTTCTTCCGCTACTTCTTCTGGATCTTCGATTTCATCAGCTGGGTCGTCTTCAGGATCGATGTCATCACCGAATGCCGCCTCAATGGTGGCTAGGATGGTATCGATAACGTCCTGCTCAAAACCCATGACTTCCTTGAGAAAGACAGCGGGTGGGATTAGCATATCAGCGCCAGGAGATGAAGCGTACTTCGAAATAGCCTCGGTCATCGCCTTGGCAATTTCGGCTTGATCCTTTTCGCCTTTGGCAAAGAGGTCCGGCCATTTGACGACATATTCACCTTCGTCAATAAGTCCGAACTCTTGCATCCGGTCAATAAATTGGCGGACGATTTCCGGCTCAGCAAACTCAGTCCGGCGGTCGGAGACAGTAACCAACCAGTTCTTCTCGTCTTGGGAGCTCGCCAATTCGCCGCGCTCGGAACCGGTCAGGATGCGCATCGGAATTCCGGTCGTACCAGAAATCAATTGTAACTGGACTTTGACGTGGTTTTCTGGGTCGGCAATCTGCATGTCCATACTTTTGATATCCATACCGGACAGGCGGAGGAAACGACGAAGGCCGTGGTCGTATTCGTCAAGCTGCTCTTTCATGGCATCCTTTGCAGGCTGGTCCATGGTAGCATCTTTATCGAGGATGGCGGCATATCCCGGACGAGCTCCACGCCAGAACATCTCAGCGGAGCCTCCTGCCAGTTTAGCCAAATCATCAAAGCGATTGTAAACCGCCTCTAAGCGCGGGATGCCAAGAACCTCACTTTCCAGCTTATCCTCAACAATATGAATAACCCGACTACGGTGGACGGTAATTGTTTTCGAGCTGTTGTCCCCTTTTGAGGTTACTATTTTATATAGGAGTGGGAGGCCGAATGTCTCGCTGGTGGCGTCCGTATCATAAGTGTGGATGGTGGCATTCGTCTGGCTGTAAGGAAAAACGAATTTAAGCTCCAGAGACCTAGATTTATCGACCGCATTTTTCAGGTCGCTCTCGTTCATGGCATCGCTGAAGCCAAGAAACAGGATTGAGAAATGCCCTATGCTAGCCAAGCGATCAGCGCGGGAAAAACGATTGGTCAGAGATAGGCGCTTGTCCAATTCGACAAATGCCTTATGCATTTTATCTTCTTCAAGATCGCGGTCTTCAGCTTGAGTGGAATCTTTGGTGGTGATTTCCACTTCTCCGCGCCATGTAGCATCGACTGGCGCATCTACAATCCGCTTGGCAATATCGCCTCTGCGGTAAAGAGCGAAGTAATCAGCAATCTCAATAGTGTTCTTATAGCCGAGTGCTTCGTAAAGATCACGGCTTCCACCATACTGCTGTCCAAGGCGGCGTAGGAGTGGAAGGCGGGACGCGATTGTATTCAAAAGGGTTTGCGGTAGCGACCGGCCCTCGTCATTGGTCTCAGACATATGTGCCTCCTTGAAATAAACTAAAAGCAGTATACCGTATGGTTAATAGCTTGGCACCCGTAATTACCAGACGCCGGCATCCTTCTGCATGCCGCTCAATTCGGTGAGTGCCCAAACTAGGGCATCCATCCTGTCGGGACTTTCCTTATCCTGTGGCGACCAATCGCACATTTCATCCTCGAGCTCTGGATAGAAGCCAACATGGTGAACACGGCCCTGCTCGTACAAGGCAGCAATCGGTTCGGCCCTAAGTTTTTTCCCGCGCGAGGCGGTCACCGATTTATATGAGATATTCGAATCAATGGAGCGTAACAATGCTTCCACAAGTTCGCCGCCATTATTGACTTCGCCGATAACCCGATCTGCGTCATAATTCTTATAGGCACGAACCGACTGGCTACCCCATTGAGCGGGCGTGCCGTGAACAGTCATATCGGCTAGAACGTAGAAATGTCCATCAGAACCGAGGCCGGCAACTACGATTCCAGTATCATCGGCGGTCTCGGAGGAGGTGACGGCTGGGTCGACGCCGACAACTATCCTGACAAGCGAAACATGGGTAGGCACTGCCTTGACCCGTGCGTCAGAGATAAGGTTAAGCTGCCAGAGGGCGTATGGATTATCATCCAGAACCTCGGCGTACAGCTCCTGTTTCCCAAGACGGGTGCCTTCGAACTTTGCCACAATCTTACGTAGGAATGCTGCTGCCAGATTGCCCTTGTTATCGAACGTGCTGCCGTTAGTGACAAAAGTATCAGGATCGTCTATGAGCTCACGAATTAATTTGGTTGGTCTAGGGGTGGTTGTTATGACTGCTTTTGGATCATCACCAAGACGTAGGCCAAAAAGGAATTGATCCCAAGCATCAGCATACTTCCAAGCGGCAAGCTCGTCGCACCAACCGAAATCGTGCTGCGGGCCACGAAGCTGGTCTGGTTCCTCGCCGGAATAGGTTGTTGCGATCGCACCGTTATGGAAAGTGACTCGCCGCTTAGAAGGTTCGTAGTTTGGTCTTATATTCTTCGGGAAACAATTAAGCAGGCCGGATTCACCTTCGATCATGGTGTCGCGGACGTCAGCAGCGGTACGCCCGATCAAGGCAATGCGTTTGTAGCCGCCAAGACAGACTGCCTCGCGAACAGTCTCCCCACCAGTACGCGTCTTGCCAAATCCCCGCCCTGCTTTGATCAGCCAGTAAACCCAATCGCGTTCTGTTGGCGCCTTCTGATTTGGGCGCGCCCAGAAGTCCCAGTCGTAAAGGAGAGCTTCAGCCTCCTTTTCGGTCATGCTGGCGAAGAAGGCAGCGGCTAGCGCTGGGTCCTCTTTCAGCTTATCCGCCATGCTCCTGTTATCAGGTAGCATTCTGCACTTCCGCAGATAGCCCGAACATTGTTCTCAAGCGACCGAGAGGGCTTTCCGTCTGGGTAACGTCTTCGACTTTAATGGCACCATCGAGGCCGAGCAGCTTAGCACGGCGCTCCATGATCTTGAGGCAAGAATTTATATCGTAGGAACCGCCATTGAGAATTGCTCTTTTATAGGCGGCATTCATAAGGGCATCTAGTCTTTCAGTTTCCAGAACCAAGAGCTCCTCTGCTGGCTCTTGGGTGACTTCCTGAAGCGCTTTGGTGACTAGCTTATGCGCATACTGCGATGTAATACCGAGCTCAGCTGCAATCTTCGGGAAACTCATTCCAGTCATGCGAAGCTCGAGGGCTTCCGCTTGTGTCTTACGACGGGCAAGATTATGCTCGGAAGTCTTTAGATTAGTGACACCGGGAACTGGGTTAATGGGCGCATGTTTAGAGCGCTCCGGAGCAGCCTCTTCAGAGGCTACAACCTTTTTCCGTTCCCAAGGTGGTATTGTTTTTTCATCCATGATAAGAAATTACCAGAAATCTCTTTGGTAAGCACGGACTTTCTTTATTTTATTTTAGGCCGTGCGCGGAACCTTACTTGCCACACGGATATTCCATTCGGCTTGGCAATGCTTAACTTCCTGTGGTTCGGTTACCCGCCCTCCGAGCAATCCGGTGCGTAGCATGGTTTTAGCCGTCTCGACATCGCCGAGTTGCAGACTCGCATAAGCAGCATACATGGCATCCTTACTTCTATTCGCCGCTGAATCTAGTGCCTCAATTTCTGCAATCGACATTGTAGCCTCCAAAGCTATTGGTTACGGCTACCCCTTCACCGCAAGGGCGAAGGCCATAACCAGTTTGAACGATTTCCCGCCTACGAATAAAAGATGCTGCTGCCTCTTTCGTCTTTGCCAAAACCATTAACCGCCTACCTGTCTGCATGACATTCCTCACAATTAGTGTTGCCGTCTGATCCTTCTGGTACCGTAAGCGGGACTATGCGCCCGTCTTTAACCGTATAAGTCGGGACCGCCTCCCCGTATTCGAGCCATGATTCTGGGATCTCCATTTGGTTGATAACACCAGCAAGGGCCAAAACCAAAAGGGTCCAAAGTACGTATTTCCAGCTATTCTTTTGAGTCATTGCTAATAAACCGATTCTTGGCATTATGCGCTTTGACTATTTCAGTTGCGTTTGCCAAGCCCTTCTCTTCTGAAACACCGTAGCCGACATTGACCATAGCGACATGGACCGGAAGACCTTCGCCGGTGTATTCCTGAATAGCATACTTAATACTGCTATCAATAAACCAATCGCCAACCATCATAGCACTCATTTCATCCACCCTTCCATAAAAGGAAAGCGGACTAAGACCACCCGCTTACACAAAGATATATCAAACATTGCTATATGGCACCATTTTTTATTGACGCCAAGATGAACAGCCAAAGCGCGATACATATCGCTACGACTAAGCTGGTCATTCTCCCAATAAACGTCGACAGCCAGATGCGCGAGATTCCGCCACGAGCGAAGATCCTTATCAGCGACGGTCCCGAGTGCCTTTCCTGTTCCGGGATGGCAACCAACATAGGCACCGCAGTGTTCGCATATGTGGACAATAGCGGGTTGGCGAGCTGGGTGTATTTCTGAGCTATGACCTGCCCGTACTTGCCCGCCACAATAATGACAGGCGCCAAATGGGTAGGGCTCGGGGGAGGGTAGCTGGACGCTGCCACAATGCCGTCTACCTTCTTGCATTTGCCTTGCTTGGAATTCGCCTTCAGATTCTTCGCCATTCATATAGCGCTCCATTGCATCTTCTTCGTGGTCCATCACAAACCTTTCGGTGGGAGTGGAATCTTCCGGTTCTTCAAACCGCCTGCCAACCGGAAAATGGTTTCCTCGAGGGGTTCCAAGCGCGTCATGTATTCCTCTTTTGACATAACAAAATCAATATCATGCTCGTCCTCAAACCAATCCAGCTTTTCAAACAACCACTGCGGAACATCGAACTTCTTTTCTTTTTCCAGCAGCCTTACCCGAGAACGCGGCAACCAGCAAAGGTGGTGGTTGTACTTAATCAGCCAAGCCTTCGCGGTTACGGTATGGATGCTGTCAAAGGATACCTTCGGCACTATTTCGGCGCCCCCAAGAAAACGCGTAATTTCTTGACAAATTCTTCTGGCTCAATAACATCAGATTCAATAGTAACAGTTACATCGTTAGTTGTAGTATCGAGCATTTGCGGGATACAGTCACGGAGGAATTTGATACCCATGACCACAACTTGCCGCGCCTCGTTCAGCGCTGCAGCCGGATCTTTATGCTTCCGATGCACCTCGCGTGCCAGTTCCATGACTTCGCACTGCAAGGTGTACAACCCTTCGACTGGGTCCAGCATCGGGCCATGTTTGCCGTCTGCCTGTTCGAGCTCGTGCATGATACCTTCGAGTGGAACAATAAACTCGGCTTCCATTAGTTCAAGAGCTAGGCTGTACGGGCAATTCCGTGAGTGAGGAATATCGGCCATGATTCTTGACGGGTTGGCAGTCTTAGCGTCAATGCCACCATGGCAGTGACGGCAGATATAAAGACCGGATGCCTCACCATAGTTAAACGATTTCAATAGCTGTTTGTGTATGCGCCCACCGTAAGACATATTTACTCCTTTTAAAAAATCCCCGACCCCATAAGAGGGTAGCTGAGGTCGGGGCAACTGGTTAATAAGACTGATAATCCTCGAAAGAGATTGGGCATGCGCCGTTTGGATCTTTTGTAGTGAGTTGATAGATGACCCCTTCCCCGCCCCGAAAATGGACTTCGTAAGCAGCAGGCAAATCTTGAATGGCATAAGCCCCGAAAGGAATGAAGATGAATCCCGGTTTTAAAGAAGTGATAGTTTGTTTTGGCATTTGTAATCTCCTTGGTTGCTTTCGATATAAAGAGTATACCAAAGGAGCGATTACGAATCAAGGAAAAAAGAGAACAAAAAAAAAAAGCCCCGAACGAATTCGAGGCTTTCTTCTGGGCTATGGCGGTTTAAGCTGATCAGCCGGAAGTCGGGTTGATCATGATCTCGATGCGGCGCTTACTGATATCAGCGCTGGTAGCATCTTCTGGGTCTGACATTGCGATTCCAACATGGACTTCAGATGCTCCGGTAGGTAGATCAGTTGTCCGGCAAACCATTCCGGCGTCTGCTATTTCGGAACAAACTACAACTTGGGAGCCCATATTCAGTGATGAGTTTTGCTTAACGATGCCGAGAAATGTGTCCCCGATAATCATAGGCATGACCTGAAGCGGGATGATAGTAGTTGTGAGTCCGTCTCCAATCGGGTCGTTGATTCCAGCCCCTTCGAGCTCGTTTTCGAGTGCAACAAAATAACCCATTGGACACGGATCATTGTTGACGAAGTCGCCAGACCGCAAAGGCTCAGCGCGGACGCCCTGTGTTAGATGTACATCGCTGGATGCCAAAAGCATTCCTGGGTAGATGATATTACCTCGGGCATTCCAACCGTGCTGCCGTTTTACGTGCTGATCAATTCTAACTGTTCTAGCGACACTCATAGGTGACTCCTTTTAAAATGATTGGTGGATTTAAACTGCTCCCCATCGAGCTTCGGGAGGGGGTTTCGAAGCTCTCAGGGCAGTCGTTAAACCGCTACAGGAACACGCCTTCCAATAAGGAGTGTCAGTACGATATAGATTTCATTGTAGGTTACTTGGCAACCATTGGCAACCCACTTTAAGAGGTCGGGTGCTCAGCAATTACTTGCTGGGTTAGGTCCGGCCGGCAGTGCCCACAAAAGAGCGTCGAAACGCCGCGCAGCTTCTCTCGCACCAAAAGGAAACTGCATACGGGACAACGATAATTAGGTTTCTTTTTATGGAGCCGGTAAATCTGGCCGCAGCGTTCACTTCCCATCGGAATTCTCCTTCGCGAGTAAATTAATATAGGCATCAAGAATCGGGCGCAACTGGTCCATCGGAATAGAGCCCTGATTCGCCGGCCAAAGAGTATAGACCGCGCATTTGGTGGGGGTGTACATGCCACCCTTTTCCAGACAAGCCTTCGCTGGCTGACCAATCTTACAAGTGCCGCTACAGGTATTCTCGCCAAGGCGATAGTAGCCTGCTTCTTGTGGCACGTATGGAATCTGAGTCCGAGGGATTTCGATATGGCTAATCAGGTGGCGAACAACGCCATCGGAAGTCAGCTCGGCATACCGATAATCAGAATTAAGTTCGATGGCGCCCAGCAGGGCGCGCGCCTCTTTGTCACCTAACATGGCGTCTCCTAATATAAGTTTGCCACAAGTTTAGCCGCCGCAATAATAGCGGTCTCGCCTCTTCGGGACATCATTTCGTCTTGGATTGCTTCCCAGTCCCCGAACCCTTTGCCGAGAAAGTTTTCGCGGCAGACCCAACCGGTGCGGAATTCGGATTGCTTGCCATTCTCAACATGGAAGATATCGTAGCTTTCAAAATCGTCTTCCATCTGGCTTTCAACGAGGATGAACTCATAATCGTGAATGGAAAAGGTCTTGGCCTCGGAATCCAGATTCAGTTGAATTTCGCCGTCTACCCAGTTTTCAGCATTGATTGTGATTGTTTGCATGGCTGACTCCATCGTTTAGGGTTCGTGTACCTGATGAGTAATAATCCCATCTCCCGAGCAGGTAGTCACGATAAAAGTGACTGCCTGCCGAGAAAAAGATTAGTTTCTCAGGTGAGCTGGACGGCGCCCTGTTTCGATGTAGTGAACGATTTTGCTTTCAGCGAAGCGCTTGATGTAAGCGATGTCGCGGTAGCAGCCAAGAACGCGTGCTTGCTTCTCGCAGCCAACCAGCAGCGCGTCCCGATGCGGGGTGATGCCTTTGAAGTTAGCGGTAAGGACGGTAACTACTGCTTCGGCGTTTGCGATTGCTTCGGTGGTTGGTTTCAGCATGGCGTGCTCCTTATTAGTTGGGTTCCTGTTCCTGATGATTAATAATACCTCGAATCAGGCAAGAGTGCAACTAAAAAAGAGACTATTTTCAAATTAAATCCAACAGCGGTCTGACTCCTGATTCTTCCGGCCCTCACCATAGTAATCCGAATACCAGACAGCACTTAGTGCCGCTAATGTCAGTAGCTCACATCTTTAGTAGGTGGCGCTGTTAGTTTTAAAATGGTTGGCCGTGCAGGGCGAACTGCTCCTGACGCCATTTCCGACGCTGCTTTTTCGACATGCGGGGAGGCTTCTGCAGATTGCGAAGCTGCCCGCCTTTTCCGACTTCGTACATCTTCTGGTCCTGAGTCCGAATGCAGACTTGACCGGTCTTTGTTACTTCTCCGGTCTCGGGGTCGGTATGCTCCATTTCAATCTGGCGTGGCTTGAAAACAATCTTCCCGTCAGAACGCATGCGGTCATACTCTTTGGTGCCTCTCGGCGGTAGCGGGGATGCTTGCTGCTTCGGTTCTTCTTGCTCCATAACGTATCTCCTGTTAGTTGACCAATTTCAAATGGTTCGGTTTCTTCGGCTCTGGGTCGACTGGCTCCTCGAACTTTTCAAAGGCGCACGGGACGAGCTTTCCTTTCTCGTCGAGGAAGTGCAGCTTCTTTGCAACGCCAAGCGCTAGGTCTCCGGATGCCACACAACCCTTTTCGGCTGCTCGCTCCTCTAACGCCTTGATGATAATCTCGACCCCTTCTAGGGAGTGCAACGGAATAATAAACATGATTTCCTTTCAATGCGGGTTAACGACTCTCCCAAAGGTTTATCACGGGGTTGAATTAATACGCTCCGCTCAAGAGTTATTCCCTGCGATAAACCAAATGGACAGGCAGTACCTGCCGTACTCTGAATCAGCTATTCATATATCACCTCCGAGGAGCGGGTTTAAGTAGGGCTCGGGACGGGGCTCGAACCCGCATCGACTAACCTATTGGCAGCTGTACTAGTCCATTGTACTACCCGAGCATGAAACTAAGCGGCACAAAGAGCTTCAATGTCGCGATTCTCTTTCATCGTTTTGTAGTATTGAATCTTGGCGGTATTAACACCAAACCCGAGCTCTTCAGCAATAGCAACAAACTCTTTGCAGGTAACGCCTTCTGGCATGAAGGTGATTGCCCACTGAAGTTGATGCGTGAGTGGGCGCCCTGCTGCGTCTGCAATTAAGTTTTCGATGGTTTCTGCTAATTCCATGAGTTCCTCCTGATTGATTAATAATACCACCAATCAGAAGTAGACTCAACAGGAAAAGTGATTTATTTTACATTTATTGTGAGGACCAATTCCGCCACAGGTTTGCCGTCGACGCGGGTCACAGACTGCGGCAGATAAATCTGCAGGTCGGAGCCGTCGAGCTTACCCTCATACTTGTCGCCGCCAGACTTGGCCGCTGCCTTCGCCAGTTTGAAAGTGCCTTCAACCATCGTATTCTCCTTTGGGGTATTCGAGACGTTTCTTGGAACGTCTTCTATGTTTGAGGCGGAACAGCTGAACCGCCCAGTACGGGTTCCTTGGATATTCATATCACTGCCCAGTCGTATCATGGTATTTGAGACGGCTTGCCATATCTTCCCTCTCGAGTAACCGTTTGATTTTTCCGATTGCAGCTGTCTGGTCTTCGACGTTGAGTAGCGTCCAGATTCCAGACAGGGCGCCAACTGTCGATTGCATGTCTTCGCCTTTTTCGCTAGACATGTATAAACACCGGTACAGCTCTTCCCACATCTTCGCCTGCCGAGTCATATCGGCCAGCTTCTTTTCGACTTCCGTTTGCGGGTCAACCATTCGGGTTAGCTCGCTGAAGCAGTCGCGGCAAACATCGTAGATTACATTGCCTATCCTGATTTCCACAAGATGCCAATCATTCTCGCAACTCGCGCAAACAGAACTCGGGTGGGTATCTTCGCGAACACTTATCAATGCGTGTTTTGGCATGGACTGCTCCTATCGCTCATAGCGGGAAAGAGGGAATAGAAAAACAATAGACGAACGAACCGACAAGTCAGGCTGGACTTCGCGCTGAAGGCTAACCTTGATATCAGCATAGCCGAGGCAGTTAAGATGAAACTCAACCGCCGCCCATTGGACGACCGGCTGCGGGTGCTGAACACCAACCAGTTTTACGCGCTGATGCTTTACGCGGCGCATAGAGTTGAGCTGGTCGTATTTAACCGGCACCTTCTCCATGCGCTCTCTAAGCTGCTCAAAGACTAATCTTCTGGAAATCATCGTTACTCCTTATTGGGTGTGAGGCCGTGTACACTGCGAAGGAAAGCAAGAACAGCATCGTTCGGCGTATGGCGTTCCCAAGTCAGGGTCTTATCGTCGAGGTTGCAGTTCAGCAGGATTGGACCGGCCGTGAAATCAAGAGTCATAACAAAATTACTGCCGCTGTATTTCCAATCAAAACCAAGCCCGAATAGTTCTTGCTGGGCGCTTTCGAATTCTTCCTGATTTGTGATAGTGAGAATTGCCATGATGTGCTCCTTCTGCGGGGCCGAAGCCCCGCTCTATTGATTAGCTGAATGCGAGGCAGTTAAAACCGAGGTGGTGGATACCGGCTTCAAGAGCGGTAATCCCGAAGAAGACTGGAAAACAACGACCTTGCTCGTTCCACATTACTGACCAAACCAGTTGAGCATTGTTGGGTAGCTTATTCAGACCGGGATTCTTTTCGAGCATCTTGGCAACTGCGCGCTCGGCATTCTTTTTGTTGGCGTAGGTTTTGACTGGGGTGATTTGATATTGTTTCAGCATGGCGATCTCCTTTGGGTGAGTGGGTGTGCCTGTTGATTAATAATACCACTACCCCATTCCGGAGTCAACTAAAAAAGCGAACTATTCGAAAATAATATGAGCACTATCCTTTATCCCATGACACCAAGGATTATTGGTTACGATGGCGCTATCTTCCGGACGTGATTTCAATTGCAGGGTTTCGGATTCCCCATGACAAACAAACCAGAAACCCATTATATTATCGGACGGTTTAATACTAACGAAACCAGCTGATACCACCTCGAGGCTGTTACCGCGGGTGTGTCGAAGAATCTTTCGGGTAGCACTAGCGACTTCGCTATGCACCATTATCTTCGGGAATATAATCGGGAAATCACTATTGCCGTCGCTGAGCATGATATATTTAAACATGGTATCCAGTTCCAAAAAAGAAACCTCTGGAGGCTAATCCAGAGGCTCTTTTTATGTTCTAAGTTCTAGTCTTCCCAGTGGATAGATAACTGCCCACCCAGCTCAAGGATATCCAAGGACCTGCTATCAAGCAAGACCATTGGTGCGAGGATGTAATCAAAGTCGCCATCATAGCGGCCAAGAGAGATGGTGTAGTCATCGAGGATTTCGTAGGCACGGCCATCGTCCACATATCGGCCATCCTTAAACCAGATCAACTTATCGCTGGCGCTTATGCGGTGCCGCTCGTCAAACGTAACACGATACTCAAGCTGGTCATTCGCTTCGACCTGCTTGATAACGAACTGCTCAGCAACCCACTCACGGGCAACATTTTCGATTGCGTTCGGATTGAGCGGCTGCTCCCACGGAAGCTGAGCCGAGGTGTTACAGGGCACGCGGCCGTACACCTGAGTGATTTTGGAAGTCGGGCGAATGCCGCCTTCTTCATAGCGCCCAGCAGTCAGCCGGTAGAGATTAATCTCGCGGCATCCCTGCAGTACGCAGACGCTGTGTTTGTTACTTCTGAAACCTTTGTTGCGCTTTGCCATTTGGAGCTCCTGTCAATTTGGGTTAAGTTGCTGCTTGGTCTTCTCAAACCGTTTCATACACTTAGTATGGACCTTCCGTTTCTTCCGGTCCAGAACCATTTGATTGGTCGGATTACCTCTGGTATCGGCGGTTAAGGTGCCACCGCAGATATAACAGAGCTGGCCTCGAGATGGTAGGTTAGTCATGTTCCGGCCATCCCCAGCAGTGCAACAGCTCGTGGCCGATAATGTACAGCCGGAAGTAATCGTCATAGCCGTGTGGGACTTGAGCATAGATGTAACAGACGTTGCCCATAGGATAAGCCATCCCGTAAATATCCGCACCGTTATTTGGTTGGCCGGCCTGAGCTGCTTTGGCTTGGATCTCTTCGAGGCTGGTCCAGTTGAAGGTGATCATCATATTCTCATTCCAGACGCGCTGGTCTTCTGGAAGGTTATCCATGATGGTATCATCGAAGTCGGAATTAACCCCGCTGGCGAACTGTATCTCCGGCGATGGCATATCAAACTGCGTGCCAGCAGTGAAGTCCTCCATCAGCCGGTCCTGAATGTTTCCGTCACCACAAGATGCTATCATTCCGGTCAAAAGTAGCAGTACAACCAAACGTTTCATTTCCAACTCCTTCTTAGCTAAAGATTACAAACAATGTCATAAAAGGCCAGACCGCATAACAGATTGCTCTGCTCAACGGGTCTTTGGCGTATTGATTACCAGCGGCTTCTCCAGCGACGACCCAAGCACAACCACCAAGTAACCATAGCAGGGCGCACAGTACGGATAGAAACAAAATCATATATCCAGCTCCTCGTAAACATCCTTGCCGGTGAATAGCCAGACAAGAGGCCATGCGATAAAGAAGAGCAACAGGTGCATTACAACTAAACCAACAACTGCTACTGGCGCCCAAATCGGACTGGTCAATAAGACAAGCCAGCGTTTAAGCATCACGCCAATCCCCTTCTAAGGCTTGCCGTGCTTCATGATAAACACAAACAAAACCGTCTTCAAGATATTCAGGATCATCATCTGGACAGCATTGCAAACAAGCGTGGTCTTTAAATAATGGCGGAGTCTTCTCTACTATCCATTTTGCCCAGATTAGTTTTTCATCTCGCAGCCGTTGGTTTTCTTCAATGGCTGAAACTAGAACGGTCACCTCAAAACTAGTGAGGTTATCTGGTCTATCATCTTCTGCCCGATATCTTAATCTTTTTAGGATGTGCTCTATTTCCGTCATCATATGCAAACCCCTTCTCTGATTAATCGTTATTTATCCCCTGCAAAGAATATACGATGTCTGGGCTTTCGGTTCAACTCGTATTTAGATCCTTTTTAAATCGGTTCTAGCACCTCCCAGAACCACCAAAAAAGAAGTTCTATTGGATTCCAGAACCAAGCAAAAACAGGTTCTAGATAGTTTTAGAACCACTGCAAGACAGGTTCTAGAACTAGTTTGACAGGTGGCTAAACATGTTCTAGAACTTCAAATAGACATGTCTAAACAGCCTCTAGAACCATAGGCAGATACGCTATTCAATTCTGCCGGACATAGTACCACCCGCATGCCTCCGAGATCGCAGCGTATACGGGCGATATGGGCTCCACTTTTCGGCGAATGCCTTCCCAGAATCCCAACATGTCCAAATAACCCTCGCATACACCCACTATTGAGTCTATTCGAGTGGTATTCGACCATTATATGATCTAAACTAGAGGGGCAGAGAAGCGTTCTGCTAGTTCTAGACGCAATCGCATTTGAAAGAACTGGATAAAATGGCCAATCTCGACATCGACAGGAATGACCACAATCTTCCTCCCATGATTCACTTTCGCTTCGAACTTAACCCGCCATTTGCAATGACTCTTTCGATAGAATAAAGTTGGGGTTTGACCCGCGCTGGCTTGGCGAGTCGTCTGAACCCACCATTGCGAGAGTTGAAGCTGCTCACAAAACTTAACTTCCAGTGCCATCCATTCTATGCCCACAATATCAAATCCACCTACCGCACTCTGCATCTGATTCCGCAACAGCTGGGGCGGCTCTACTCCGAACTCATTATATACCAAATCAATCGACGGCTGAAGTACTTTCACCACTTCCCGCTCTCCTCGCTTACCTTTGTTACGACTAAACAAACCACCCATCTTCATCTCCTTTTAGTTAATAATATGTTTAAGAAAGAATAATACATAATCATATTACCCGTAAAGCTACAGCCACTAAGGGTTATATATAATAATAATATAAATAATATAATAATATAGGATAAAACCCTTATAGGGGGATACAATATCTACTCCCTGTTTTTCCTATTTACCCTTGGCCCCTATTATTATATTATTTCACCCGCAACACCACCGTCTTCCTAGCTTTGCGGGGAATATGCCCTATATTATAAATAAGACGATCCATCCCAACTATTTGTAACAGCGAAACATTTCGAACTGCTTTTATACTTGTCAGTGATTTGTTTCGGGGGTATCTGAATCAAATCTCCCGAGTCGATTAGAACTTGGATAGCGGATTGCACTGCTCTGGTTGAGCCGCCACTATCTTTTCTAAACGAGGCGCGCTTATCAAGTCGCCGATGAAAGTAAGTGTATGGAATTATCATGTCACTGTGGAAATTGGTTGGCACACCGTAACTCTTTAGCGCTCCGGGTTTGGAAGTTAAGAAATGGTTGATAGCTGATTTCAAATCGGCTATTTGTTTTCCGTTGCCCTGCCCAACATCGCCGGATGCAAACCGCTTGGCAACGGTCGTGATATCCTTCTTCACAAAGGTGATTGCCCATTGCGCTATCTGCGGAGTCACTACCGCGTTATGCGGGTCGGTGCCGACTGCTATCAGCCCTGCCAGCTTGAGTGCTTTCAGGTGGGCCCGATTCCAAAGTTGACATTCAACATCTTGGCTTGACTTATTGATAACGGAATCAGCTTCGTTGTTGAATGCCAGTAGCAGGTTATTCGCTTCCGTCTCGATGGAGACCGGAGCGCAAGTGCCGTTATTCATCATCGTCAAGGAAACGGTTGCCATTTCGATAAAGCGCGCGAGCATCCTTTGGTCCGGTGCATGGTCTGCATTATGGTTGAGCGGTGGGCGTTTTCCTTTATATTCGATTATGCTGAATCGGGGTATCAAGCCCTCGGCGATATGGCTCTCGTCAATCCCATCGAAGAATGCCTCGGGGGTTGATTCGCCGAGCAGGGTAACATTCGGCGCTTGGACTATTTTGGTGTTCTTCTCAGAATCGGAATAGGCGGTTGACTTGAGCATTTTGTCCCAGCCGGATTTTGAATACAGGTCAAGGAATACTTTCTTCAGCATGATCTCAGAACCGCTAGCGCGAGGAGAGCTGAGCTGCTGGAGGGTTAAACCAACCTCGCCTAGAATCGAAACGAAGCATGGCTTAGTATCTAGAACCTTTATCATGGCCTGTCCAGAGGCGAAAGATCCCGGACCCGAGAACTCGTCAATCATCGGGATGGTTGGCCTTGCCGCTGACATCAACTTATCAATGCCTGTAGCAGCGCCTTCTTTGCCGGCGCCTGTTTTGGCTAGAATGATAAGATACTGATTCAGGCCGGTGCCACTGATATTATAGCTGCGACCACAAATGCCGGCTGCCAATGCTAGCGCCGCCGCAAGAGCGATTTCAGGTACGGGTCTGATTGCACTTGAGTATATATACTGTGCCATCTCTCCCACGAGCCCGATTGGAAGTTCAACGCCGTGGAGTGGCACAGGTTCAGAAATCGGCGCTTGTTCATGCTGGCTTGGAGCGGGCTGAGTTGTTGCGGGTATTTCGGGCCTCTCTGCTTCTCGGCGATCTTCCGTCGCAGTAGCGATCGCCGCTTGCGCGTTAAGTTTAAGTTCGTCAAAGTCGACTGGCGCTGGTTGCTTGGCCCTGATCTTGCCAAGGGCGAAGTTGATGTAGGTATCATTTCTTTGGGCCTTCTCTCTTTTGCCAAGTGCGCTCATTCTAAAGATGCGGCGTACCTGCTCATTGGATTGGGTGTAGAAAGCGATAATAGACAGGAGCGCCAAATCGGCTTCTGACTGGCTCGGGTATTCAGACATGTCCCCTGAACAGAGGGCATCAAACTTTTCCCCATTCACAGCGCCCGATGCCATCTCCACAATAGCCATGTCACTGACATCGCCATCCTGTTCGGAGAGCTCGACGGTTACCTCGGGTTTCATCTGCCCGTACATTCCGGTCAGTATTTCTTGGCAGTCCTTGATTGGCCGGTGATGAACCGTATCGCCGGTGCAAATCATATAGCGCCCAGTGCTATACATTTCGATGTGGTCGCGATTAACGCCGGACGGGATAGCTCCTCGCACAATAATATGATACCCAGTCTTTGAAGTGCTGCGCTCGGTATAACTTTGGCAGGCTTCCATGATTGAGTCATGGCGGGCAAGCTGTTCAGCTGTGGCAGGATTCTCCGGCTTATTATCTAAATCAATAATAGAGTAGGGGTCCCATGATGCGAGGACATAACCAACATTCGGGTATCCGGTTCGGCAGGCTTCTTCGAAGGTTCCCCAAGTGGCAGGATCTGTCGGGGATGCCATTTGCCCAGTGCGCGGATTGATAGGTTTCTTATCAAGGCCGGCACATACCCACTGGTCTCGCTCGCGCAATTCAAGTGGAATGTTATTTCGCAAGTTGCTGCTCCTTCAATATAGCATTCAAATATTCAATTCGATTAACAGACGGATTCTTGGTCTTTTCATCGATAAGCGATTTCAGCCAAAAGTAGGGGAGGCCGGTTTCGATATGCAACTGGATAAGTGTCCTTTTATCGGACTGAAGCAGCAAAGTGGTTTCCCTGAGCAATTTGCCGGGTTTGTCAAAGTCTTCTGTGCCCATGTATTTTCCTCCTTTCGATTTATTTATAAGACTTCCGTATAATAGGATAAGTAAATAGGAAATGCAAGTGGTTTTTTATATAAAATAATACCTAAAAAATGATCTTTGGTGTTGATGTTTTAGCCTACGTACGCTATAATGGGACTGGAGCCCTCGGCACGCTATAGATGCCGATTTATTTTGCTTTTAGTCTCTTTTTATGTTGATCTCGAACGCGAAGTATACTATATTATATTTATCAGGAACGAAACCCTAACAAAGGAGAACAGCATGAAACTTATCTACACAAAAGGAATGCAAGACCTATTGGAGAAAAGTGTCAATGAGTACTTGGTAGCTTTGGAAGCAGACTCGGAAGACGTGAATGCCCTCGGCCACGAAGACCTCATTGATATGATGCACGATGCTCGCTCCGATGGGGAATTCATGGACGCCGCAGCATGCGCGTTGGCCCTTGATATTTGGTATACAGCTGAAGAAGTGAAAGGGAATAAAGATGTCCGACGTATTAGATAAATTCGACGCGAGCATTGAGGTGCCGCTAATCGCCGATATTCCGGAGGCCGTTCGCTTCGCCTCAATCATTCGGGAATGCCTTGTTGAATATGAGCATGGCGGGGCAGCGACCACAGATGAATTGCACCCGAACCTGACCATGGAAAAACTTTGCTGGGTCGCCACCCAAATGACTTTCGAGTTTGCGAGTGGCGAAGAATGGCTCCGCCCTCGGCTCCCTTGGGAGTATGGCGCGGCCTATGATGACCTGCAAGTTTGGTATGATACCTACATTACTCTTTAATGCTGAGCCCCTTCACAGGGGCTTTTTTTTAGTATTTAGTGCGCTTTTATGTTGCGTCTACTCTAGGTTAGTGCTATTATGGTTTTAACAGGAACACAAACTCAGAAAAAGGAGCTCAGCATGAAACGTCAAAAAACTACAGTCAAGCGCATCGACACAAACGGAAACGAAGCTGGTAGCAGCGTTGCCAATTTCGAGGTGAATAACGGCCAAGTTTTTTCGGTCCTTTACGAGCACAGCTCACTTGGCCTCACCGAGTATTTCGGTACCGGCAAAGTCGGCGTCAATGTTGCCACCGGAAAAGATTCTTTCGAAATGGCTTCCGAATCTGACGAGCGCATCTGGGTCCTAGCAGACCTCACCAGCGTCGACGAAGACTAAGCCTTAACCAACGACCCGCTTCGGCGGGTCTTTTTTTTTTTACTTTTAGTCTCTTTTATCGTTGACTCTACTCCTTGGTTTTGGTATTATATATTTAACATGGGGAACACACAAAGGAGATTAAAATGGCAAAGCTAACCAAACAAATTCAAAATCACTCACAATTCACCCAGTCAGATTACGATTACTTTTCTGGCAAGGGCTACACCAATAAAGAGATTATCGCCTTCTGGGACCGCGATGCAAAATCAGGCAACGACCCGCTCATTCACAAAGCGGCTCCAAAAATCATCGAGTATTGCGGCCAAGTCATCTTCAGCAAATAAGGGGACCACAATGAATAAACTGGAAAAAGCCTATATCATAATCGCTGCGCTCGACAACATGTTTGAAAACTGCGACGCCAAAAACAAGGGCCATCTCAGTTCAGCCTTACGGCAGGATGACCTCTGCTGGGTGGCTTGCCTTGCTAGCCTTCAGGTTTGCAAAAGCATCTACCTTCAGAAGCGCGCTGAGAAGTATGCTCGCCAGTCTTTGGCAGTAGTTGACGACCAGCTGCGCATGGCAATCAAGTCCCTTAATAGCCAGTTCGTAGAGGAGTCTTAAAATGAGCGATTCTGCAATCAAAGATAAGCTGCGCAAGATTCGGGCGCTCGCTGAACAAGGCTGTCGCGGAGAGGCTGAAGCTGCCAAGCTGGCTCTTGATAGAATGTTGGCTAAATACGAGCTCACCCTTGAGGATATTACCGAGCATGAAACCAAGACCTATAAATTCTACTTCACCAGCAAGTTCGAGCGCGACATTATGTTTCAGTGCTGGGCGAAGATTATGCGCTGCGACCAAGTCACCTATACGACTTACAAGAAGGCCAACCGCGCAATCGGCTTCGCTTTTACTGCCGAGCAATATGTGGACTTTGCTGAGCTTTTCAAGTATTACAAGGAAGAATGGAAAAAGGAGCAAGCCCGTCTGGTTTCAGCCTTCATCCAGAAGCACCGGCTGTTTTCTGGCGTCGAGCGCGACCGCGATTTGGACGAGCCGATTGACCCTGAAGAGCTCGCTGCCATCATGAAACTTATGGACGGTTTGCGCAGCAAAACAATGCGCCAAGACTTAAAGAAAATCGGTAATTAATCGCATTTTCTTGTTGCGTCTACTCCGGCGGTTTGGTATTATCTATTTAACAGGAACACAAATACTAACCAAGGAGATTCAAAATGGCTTCTCACATCAAGACTGGCGACAAAGTTCAACTCACCTTTTCGTTCAGCGGAATGACCATTGCCGGCACCGTAGTTGGCGAATCGCCAAAGCGCTTAATCGTAGCCCTTGCTGATGGCGACGAATGGGTTGGCCTTCGTGATTCTGATACCGTTAACATTCAAAAAGTTGGAGCATAAAATGGGACTCAAAATCAATTACAATATCGCTAGTTTAGAAGAGCGCGGCCATGGCGTTGTCCAGAATGAAGAACTTGAAATCATGGAGTGCTGGGCGCATGAATTGCTCGCCGACGATACAGCCGAACAGTTTGGCAATGCGGTCAGGGCAAGCATCAGGAGTGACCGCAAAGACCGGCTGAACCGCTCTTATGCGAGCCCTCTTTACTGATCTAAAAATCAATTGACTTTAATCAGCCCCCTACTTATACTAGGGGACCAAGGAGGAAATCATGTCGACAAAAAGCAAGCTGAAGCGCACGGAATTACAAGAACATCTTAGCGCTAATGGTTGGAAAGAGGACCGCTGGGGCCATTACCACAAGAACGAATACCGCTTTAAGTTTCAGGCCATAACCGTCCGCCTTGAGAAGAAGAACAGCCTCGGCGAATGGTTTAAGGTTCATCACGATGTTTTCCTAATCAAGAATTTTCACCTCGTCGACGGCAAAGCCAGTTTCAAGGGGGAGAGATGAAAAACGCTATCTTCTTCGGACTACTCGTCAGCGTCTTCTTTATTGGCGGTGAGCTGTCGCTACGTTTCTCGAGTGAACCAGCGCCACCTAAATCGGCAACAGAATTTGAGGAGCATCGTTTTGCTCTTCAGGATTTGGACCGCATGCGAAATACCCTCGAGCTCGTCTTCAACCAACCAATTGAAAGGGGAATGCCAACCTGCACCATACCGGTAACTGTCACGGCTTATTCCGCCCAAGACGCCAAGGAAACCAATGCCGAATTCTGGTACACAGCTGACATGTCTCCGGCTCGGGTTGGCATCATTGCTATATCCCGAGACCTGCAAAATGAGGTAGGTTTGAAAATGGGGCAGCGCGTATTGCTCCCGAACTACGGCGTATTTGAAATCCGCGATCTTATGAATAAACGATTTAAGCGCAGGGTCGATGTTCTCATGGCCAGTCGCAAAGCTGCCAATCTATTTGGCATCAAAGAGGAGGTCTTAATTTGGCTATAAACAGATTTGGCAAAGCTACCAAGGTTATATTCCTAGTCGAGATAACTGCCGGTGGGATTCGGGTTGGCAATGGCCGAATCGGCTTAGTCCAAGCATCCCGCCAGCTTCCACCAATCGTGGAGGAGGATGGTTCCCGCACCAAGCGCTTTGAATACTTGGTTGATTTATGCGGGACTGAGCAAACGGTTTCGACCCTCGGGTCTGAAATTGAGGAAATCGAAGAGGGCGAAATCGTCCACAAACCAATCGCAGGAACATGGTGAAAGGAGCAAGGGAATGACCGAGCAAGAAATAGAACTGGTTGAATGGGGCTGCGTGGCACTACAGTTGAAAGAGCTCTCGAAATATGAAATGGACCTACGTAAAAAGGTCTTCGGGAACTTCTTCAAGGACCCAGTCGAGGGTGCCAATACTGTCGAGTTTCCGGACGGCAGCAAGCTGAAAGGCACCTACAAAATCAACCGCAATCTGGACGAGGCATCGGTGCCGGCCGTATCGCAACAACTGGCTGAAATCGGGGTTAGCCCTGACAGCATTTTCGTACCGAAGTTCTCGTTGTCTACCAAAGGTTTGAAGTCGCTTGGCGAGCAGGGAAGGTTAATTGCTGAAGCAGCTTTCACTTCCAAACCGGGCGCTCCGGCGCTTGAGCTGGTGGCACCAAAAGGCCAAAAGTAATCGTGATCTATTTTATGCTTGTATTTGTTTGCTGGGCAATAGATAATGGGTTTTCACTTTAACATTAGGAGGTTACCTTGGCACTGACATTGACAACAACCCAGCAAGCAGCCCATCAGCAAGGCATAAAGGCTTTGATTTATGGGAAAGCTGGATACGGGAAAACGATGATGGCAGCAACCGCGCCGTCTCCGTTAATCCTATCAGCGGAGGCTGGCGTTCTGTCGCTTGCCAAGTTTCAAATCCCAATGATTGAGATTAAAACTGTTGAAGATTTAACCGCAGCTGAAGCGTGGCTTCGTGCAGACCAGCAAGCACGGGGAACCTATCAAACCATTTATATCGATTCCATTTCGGAGATCGCTGAGGTGGTTCTAGCTAATGCCAAAACACTAGTCAAAGACCCGCGACAGGCTTACGGCGAACTCATTGAAAAGATGATGATGACCATTCGGGCTTTTCGCGATTTGCAAGGGTACAATGTGGTCATGACTGCTAAGCAAGAAGCAATCAAAGACGGCAACGGGGTTGTTATGAATGGACCAAGTATGCCGGGAACTAAATTAGGACCAGCACTGCCATATATGTTTGACGAGGTATTTCGCCTCGGGGTTGGGACCGACCCACAAACACAACAAAACTACCGGTTCCTCCAAACCCAACCCGACATGCAAAATGACGCCAAGGACCGTTCGGGAGCCTTGGAAGCCGTCGAGTCTCCCGACCTCACCTATATCTTTAACAAGATATTACAACAAGGAGTTTAAAAAATGGGCGCACCACTAAATTTTGACGCGAGCACAGTTGACCCGAATCAATCCTTTGACCCGTTGCCAGCAGGCTGGTACCCAGTCAAAATCGTTGATTCAGAAATGAAGCCTACCAAGGATACTCTTGGCGCTTACCTCCAGATCCAGCTAGAAGTGCTAGCCGGAGAATTCGCTGGGAGCAAAGTATTCGATCGCCTCAACTTGCAGAATAAAAATCAGGTTGCTGTCGAGATTGCCTACAAAACCCTGTCGGCTATTTGCCACGCGGTCGGTGTTATTCAAGTTGCCGATGCAGCTCAGCTTCATGGCCTGCCAATGGAAGTCAAGGTTTCTGTTAAGGCAGCAGACGGCCAGTACGACGCTTCCAATGATTGCAAAGGCTACCGCGCTATTGGTGCCGGTACCGGTTCCGCTGCTGTTGGCGCTCCAGTTCAAACCCCTCCTGTCCAGCAAGCTGCTCCGGTACAACCTGCTCCTGTTTACCAGCCACCGGTACAACCTGCTCCGGTTCAGCAGCCTGCTCCTGCTCCTGCTCCTGCTCC